CCAGGACTCCCAGGACCAATAGGACCTAAAGGAGACAGGGGGGAACAGGGACCTGTAGGAGCTCCTGGACCTAAGGGCGATAAAGGTGAACAAGGACCTGTGGGACCACAGGGACCTATGGGACCGGCAGGTACGGGTGCATCCGACGGTGTTAAATTCTGGGGTGTGTTCTCTGCTTTTGAAGAGCTTTATGCAGAAGACGTTGTATCGAAAGCAAAGACAGGTGACCTAGCTCTTTTAAACGACCGAGGCATAGATAATAATTCTGACCCAAACCTAACCTACTTTATGTTTAAAGACAAACAGTGGTGCCATTACAGTAATGAGCGTACAATTAATATGCTATCCCAAGTGAACGGGTCAGTTGCTACGCAAGAATATGTACAGCAGTATGTTACGTATCAGATTGGTGCAGAAGCTGTTATGTTTTTAGGTGTACTCCCTAATTACAATGCACTTATTACTAATGAGGAGTTCAAGGCTAAAGCAAAGCCAGGGGATATAGCCTTTGTTAAGGTGAACGGTACAACTCCTGAAACTAAAGATGATTTAGAATACTTTGTATATACAGGTGAACACTGGAATATGTATGGTAGTAGTGCTGCAACTAGAAGAACATCAGCACTTAACGGTGATGTTGTTACATCAGATATGCTAGAAGCGTATATAGAAGCTCTTAATGGCACTATTGCTAACATGAGCAATATGCTGGAAACGTATAGAACAGAGGTAAACACTCGTATGGCTCAGTTAAGTCCTGCTGCTTTTTATCAGAGCAAAGAGCTTATTAAAGATATTACTCTTAAAGAGAACACGCCTTATATACAGACCGTTGAGGTTCCTATAGATAATATTAAAAGTATTACAGGTGCACTCTCCGTAGCTGGAAGCCAGATACTATTACCTATGACAGCTAATAACGCTGTAAATGGTAATCTTTCTTTAGAAAGTAATTCAGGAGGGCATACTCTAGTATCCTTCATTACAACCAGTATTATGGATATTCTTAAGAACCAACCAGCTACACTTAAATTAACAGTAACGTATACAGCGGACTAGAAAGGAGATAATTATGAGAATTAATTGGAAAGTTAGGTTTAGGAATAGAGCGTGGCTTATATGCTTTATCCCACAGGTGTTGTCGTTTATATACACAATACTAGCTACCTTTGGGATTATTCCTAGAGTACCACAGGATGCAATCATGCATCTTATAACAATGCTGTTAGATATACTAGCAATTATAGGTATCATTACAGACCCTACAACTGCAGGTACTAATGATAGCAAACTAGCAATGTCATATAACAAGCCTAGTGCAGGACTCCCTACACTAGAGGCACAGTTCGCAGAACCACTTCCTGAAGAAGAAATTAATATAGGAGAGAAGATGAATGGGTAGCATGTGGTATAATCAATACGACCCTAGGTGGTCACGTAAAGCATATGCTGGTAGGACTATGGCTATATCAGGCTGTGGTCCTACGGCTATAGCCAATATAGTTAGTGCCAAGCACACAGACGTCACACCAGTACACGTAGCAGATTGGCTTACATCACATGGGTATGCGTCTAACGGTAATGGAACCTACTGGTCTGGAATTAAAGCAGCACTAGATGCTTATGGCTGTCCAGCAACACAGCACTCGTCTATGCAGCCTTTCTTTAATGAAATGGCTAAAGGAAATAGATGGGGTGTTATTCTATTCCGAGCAGGAACTAGAGGTGGCATCACGTGGACTATGGGCGGACATTTCGTAGCAGTAGTTAAGGGCTACAAGTACGAGAACGGAAGACACTATTTATATATTTCAGACTCAGGCGGTAGAGGTCATGATGGTTGGTATACATATGAAGACCACATGCAGGGACTTATTCCTACGCTTTGGTCGTGTGTAGTAGATGCTAATGACTCTACTCTAGTATCACCTCCTGCTAGTAACCCAGCACCTCCTGCTGCTCAATCCGTTGGTAGTGTAGTTTACAAAGTAAACTCTCCAATAGGATTAAACGTTAGAGGCGGAGCAGGAACAAGCTACGCTAGAGTAGGCGGTCTTGCAAACGGAACAACAGTTACTATCACACAGGTTGCAGGTAACTGGGGTTACGCACCTAAAGCAGGTGGTTGGATCTGTATGGACTACCTAACTAAAGTAGGTGGAGCTACATCTGTTCCGGGAACAAATGTAGTTGCAGGAGGCACGTATACACTAACTGCAGACATGAGAGTGCGTACAGGTCCAGGAACGAACTATAGCGTTAAGAAGCGTGCAGAATTAACACCTGACGGTAGGAAGCACAGTGCTGTAGGACTCTATGCTCTGCTACGTGCGGGCACTAGAATCACTATTCTAGAAGTACGAGGTAACTGGGCTAGAATACCATCAGGCTGGGTGTGTATCTGGCAGGGTAATACAAGATTTATGAGGTAATATAATGAACGCTTTATTAGACGGAATCACTTTTATAATGCTAAACGCACAAGTGGGTATTGAAGTTGGTGTGTTTGGTTGGTCCTATTTTTAAAGGAGTTTAAATAATGCACCATGTCATATCACAAGTAATCACCTTCACTGTAGGAGGGCTGTGCACCTTTATAGTCACATATGCGATAATGTTTAGTGCACTTAAAAAAGGTGTATTAGCCCTACTACGCTATAGGTTGTTTGTTGAGTGCGAACGTATTATAAATCAGTCGTACATCACAAGTGAGGAGCTTACTGATTTAGATAGTTTGCATGAAGCATACAAAGGGTTAAAGGGCAATGGTACAGGAGATGCCTTGTACAAACTAGCCACAGCACAACCCCTTAAAGTTATTGCTAACAGTATAAGAAAGGAGGTTAAGTAGTGGCTACAAGTAATACTACACAAACACAGGTACAGTCTCCACAGACCAACGAGAATACAAGCTCTGCAACTTCTAATATAACCCCAGAGTTTATACAACAGCTTGCAGATTTAGTAGCTCGTTCCACAGCACAAGGTAGGTTTGAATCTGGACGCTCTGAAGCTACGTATGATCCAGAGCAAGTAAGAGCAACCAACAGAGCTTTGCTAGAAGACGTTAATAGTTTGTTTAAAACAGGCTCGTTTAGTAATCGAGATTATGGTATACTCACAGATAGAGATACAATATTGAATAACCTAAACGCAGCAACTAATGCAGCCTATGATACCCAGCGTATGGAAGGACAGGCAAACCTATTAGCTCAAGCTAATCTGGAAGCACAAAATAGAGACAGAGCTATCCAGAACGCTAGAGCAAACCTACAGACGTCTGCTTTATCTGGTGCTAATGCCGGACAGATTAATGCAAGTATACTTACTAATCTGTTAACACAGCAACAGCAAGGCGTAGGAGAGCAAACCTCTGCATTACAGCAGTTGCAGGCTCTTGCTGAAAAGCGTAGACAGACACTCTCTGAAAATGAGAATACAGCTACGACGACAGCTAACCAAGCAGCAGGCACATTAGGCTCACTACTCAACGAGGAGAAAAATGCTAGAGTTGCAGCAGCAGGTTCAGCACTGTACAGTATGGGTGGACAGGCTGGTAGTTTTGCAGGAGCAACTAAAGCTAGAGAGTGGGGCAATACAGCTAATAATGGTATTAGCACAACATCTCCTTATAGCACCAAGAACACCACTAAAAATGGTGAACTGAAAACAACTACCAATACGTCAGGCTCCACCTCGTAGGAGAGTCGTATGAAGTTTTTAGAAGATTTTAATATCAAGAAATACGTGAAACCAAAAAAGAAGACCTCTAAACCACAGGGGTCTTCTTCTATTACTTATACAAAACCTTTACCTAAAGGACCTATCCCAGTAAAGAAAGTAGTTCCAGATAAGATACCTACAAAACCTTTACCTACTACAAGCTCTAACAAAAGTTCTATTGTAACAAAACCATTTTTTAATATTCCTATCCAGCCAGCACTACCTAGCCCAACAGCAATTAAGGCAAGACACAATGAGTTTGTAAAAGCTAACGCTAGAGCTAATAGAGCAATAAGTGATTTTAAATCTAATAACGTAATTGCTAATGCTACCTCTGGAATATTTAAAGGTGTAGAGTTTAATAAAAGAGTAGCACCTTTTATAGACACACGCCCTCAAGCAGTTAGAGATTTTAAAGTAAAGAACTATGCTTTCAGGAAGAATCCTATATTCAAATGGTACGAAAAGAAAGTACCCAACGTAGGAGAGCGTAGGTCTGGTACAGGAGCGTTTAGTAATAACAGTTATGTCAGAAACTTTACTACAGGACTATTTAAAGTATTAAGTTCTGATGCTGACCCTAGAGGTATGCTCTCTGATCCTACTAGACGTAAGATACATGAAATGCAGAGAGCTAATCAAGCTAAAGCTCTACGTGCGTTTACTAAAGGTACTGGTGATTTAATAGCGGATACTATTATACGTCCATTCTATCAGAACGCATGGCAACAGGCAGAGCTTAAAGACAGGCTTAAACTACGTGAGCGTAAAATGAATGAGCTCTATGGTTTAAATAGAAAGCAGCAAACATACTATGTAGAGGATGATAAGGGACGTGTATATGCTATTAAAGGTAGTAAAAATGGCGGTGACACTTATAGTTATATTGATAGCAACGGAAAAGCGTTAAGTTTAGATATAACTGCACTGCCTAAAGATAGGGTAAACACATATAAGAGTATAGGGCTTATTCCTAGAGATAAAGTATTTCGTGTTAAAGATGGAGACCAGTTCCTCTCACAGCTACTAGACCCTAACTATAATTCAGGACTTCTTGCTAGAGACAGCAAGGGGCTCCCTTATATTTCTAATAAAGGGCTTAAACAGTATCTGGAGAATAACGGAGTAAGAAGTAATAGCACGTCTCTATTTGAAGCTATAAGCCCAAAACGTAGAGCAGATGATTTAATGATGCAGAGATATCTAGTTAAGTCTGCTGATGATTATGTTCAGAATAAATACTTTGGCGGTTATCCTCAAATGAGTACACGCTCTATAGGAGCTAATCTTGCTATTAACTTTTTAGGACTAGGATTAAATATTATTAACAGACCGCAGCAAGGTGTGTCTGCTTATATCTTAGGTAAGAAAGAAGGAAAGACTGCGTCACAGATACGTAAAGATATGTATGCTGGATTTGTTGAGGGTAAGGATACATCCTTTACAGAATACTATCTTACTAAAAAAGATAAGCATCCTTACTTAAAAGGATTACTCTTTGATAGTATTTCAGACCCACTACTCTTTACTGACTTTATAGCTAAAGGTGGTGCAGGTGTAGCTAAAGGTATAACAAAGGCTTCTGTTAAATCCGAAATAACAGAGCGTAGTTTGCGTGAGGTTACAAGTAAGTATCTAGGAGGTGCTAGACTTCTTAATAAAAATGAAGGATTAACATTTAAAGAAAGTCTACACAGTGTATTTGAAACACACAAACTAGGTACAGTTCATCAAACTAGAGGCGTTTATTCCAGAACCCTAGGTAGACTTAAAGGTGTGCAGATGACAGCTGATGCTTTAGATAATACTCTACCTAAAGCTCTACTGCCTAACCGTACTAAACGTCAGCTTATCAATACAATGGTTACTAATCCTAAACAGGTAAATAAAAACTGGATTGCTAATGTACTACATGAAGCTGGATTTAGAAATAACCTTAAAGAAGATTTAGCAGATGCAATCTATGATAGCTACAGAACTAGCAGACTTGTGACTAACACAGCTAGAGCTAATAAGATTGCAGACTCTACATCAGGAGCTTATAAGGTTTATAAGAAGTTTAAAGCCTTTGGAGAAGAAATAGACAGAGTAGATACTGCACTCACTAAAGCAGCGTTCCCAGTATTTACTGGAACTGTAAAAGGAACTAAAAAAGTAGTAAGAGCTATCAAGGCTTCTGAATTAAAGTCTTTTGTAGAAAAAGCAAAAGCACTTAAACAGATGCCTCTTTCTGATGTGTTTAAAAGTGATGAGCTTTTAGACCTAACTAAACGTAGAGCTGTTAAACAGGTAGATAAAGCAGTAGAGCCTTTAGCCAAAAACCACAAACTCTCTATGGAGCTACTTAATGAAGAAGCTGAAAAAGTTGTAGCAGCTAAAAGATATGGACAGTTTGGTAACACAGATAGTCTAGCTGACCTTATTACTGCTAGAGACAGTCAGCTCATAGATACTTTAGACAATATTCAGACCGCTGTTTCATCTAAAGAAAATGGTTATGGAACAGCTATGCGTATTATTAAAGATACTTATGATGACGCAGCAGATGTAACTTCTGTACATGAGTTTCTAGATAACGCTCTACAATCTAATGATAACTTCCGTGAAGGACTTGTTTACGTAACTGACGACTCAGAGCGTAAAACTTTAAGTACACTCCTTAACGCTAGAGAAAATCAGATATATAAAACACAGCGTGTTTTAGATAATACTGAGGCTACAAAGCGTTTAAAGGATTTAGCACAGTTTACTAACATAGCTAAACAACAGGTACGCTCTGTAGAAAATTACACTGCTCTTGAAAAATATTTAGTTGAGAGCATAGAGCAAGCACACAACGCTACACATTATGTAGATACACATTTACAGGAGCTTGTTACAAAACGTATAGATGAGGTTAAGGAACTACTACGTAGTGATGCTACAACTAAAGAGTTTAACCACACTATTAACCAGATTATAGGAGATGTTAAATCAACCGCTAGTCAGCTCAAGACTCTAAAGAAAGAGTCTAAAGCTGTATCTATTAGTTCGTTCTTTTCTAAATTCAATAAAGTAAAAGAAGAGCTTGGAGCAAAGTCAGTTAAAGGTACGTTCTATAAAGATAATACTATAGAGCGGGTACTTAAAGATAAAGCTACAGCAAATGCATTTACTACTTTAACAGATATTTCTGATGAGTATATAAGCGTTGTGTCTGGTTTAAAACAGTATTTACCTGAGTATCTGCATAGCGCTTTAGAAAGTGTTACGGATGTTAATGTAGATGATTTAGCATTACAAACTGCAAAACGTAAAGCATTTCGCAGAGGAGAAGATATAGAAAAAGCAGTAAGCAGTGATATCAAATATATAGGACTCTCTGATTTCCCTAATGGAATTACAGACCTCATGCAGACTCTAGAAACGCAAGACTTTAAAAAGTTAAGCATACTATTAAACCTAGACGCCAATAGTAATATGGTTACTTTTGTAAAGCACCTAGATAGTTATATTGAGGAAAGCGTTTCTGAAGCTATAGATACACTACGCCTTATAGATTCTAAAACAGGGGCACCTCTAGCTAATTATCTAGCTGACGTAGAGAGCACGCTGATTAAAACTAGAAATGCTGCAAAGTATGAGGACATTACTCTAGACCAGTTCACAACAGTAAGAGCTATTAAAGCTAATGCAGCACAACTAGAAGCTACAGCACAAGACATCTATAAACAGAATAAGCATTTATTTAAAACGGGAGATTACTATTTAGAAAGAGTAGACCGCCTAATTAAATCTGAAATGCTTGATAATATTATAGAGTCTTACAGATTAGCTGATGATTATAAAACTGCCACAACTGTAGAGCAGTTAGCAACTTTTGCTGATGATATAGCTAAAAAGAAAAAAGCTAATGCACTGCTATCATCTTCATTAGAAGAAGCAGAATCTGCATTATCTCCAGAGCTATATAACATTTATCGTGATGCTTTATTTGATGCACGTGATTTAGGACATAGTGCTATGGAGCACCCAGAATTTCTGGCTCCTGATTTTGTAGATCACGTTATAGAACAGCACTACTATCAGTATGCAAAAGCTAACTACAACATAGATAAAACCATAGGTGACTTGTACTCATTTAGTAAATCAGACCTGTCTAAAAAATATGATATAGACAAAGAGATACTAGATAGATTATCTATAGGACATACTGCTGGTATAGACACGTACCGTTCTATCTTAACTAATATAGTACATGACCCTGAAAGTTTTGGTGATTTAATTGAACGTGCTAAAGCAGGCAGAGATGTATTTATATTTGATACAGAAACACTAGGTCTTAATACTAAACGAAATACTAACCATGTGTTCAGTATGGGTTTGTATAAATTAGACCCAGAGCGTTGCAGTTTACTTAAATATGATAAGGAGCTAGAAAGATACACTAGCGAGAGTATCAATGAGTTTATGCGTGCTTTACTAAAAGATGCTGATTCTGGCAATGGATATAAAGAAATCTTAAATAAGATTCCTAATTACTTGATTGATAATGGGTGGCATCCGGATACGTCTTTCATGGATATTGCTACATTTAAAAAGATGTATGGTCATGAAGGCTATAGAATAGAAAATGATGTATTCGCTAATAACATTGTAAATACTATGCAGGAGATGCAGGGTACTCCCACATTAGATTTACACAATGTTGTATTGTGCGGATTTAACAACCATGGATTTGATAATGTAGTTCTAGCTAATAACTGCCCAGAGATTGCAGCACTATTCAGAGATGTACCGCAGAATATAGATATGCTAGTTAACATCAAAGCTAAACACGGTTTAATTATCTCGGATAAAGATAAGAATATAATAGGCAATCTATACAATAGTCTTTTATCTGCACTGCATGATACAGATATAGAGAAGTTTAAGTATGCTTATCCAAGTAGACTTATAGATAGCTATGATAGATTTTATAGCACACTTCAGCGTTTAGGACACAGTGCTACAAGTCTTGACGTTGCTGTTGCACATGGAACAGATGGTACTCAGTATGCCTCTGCTTTAGATACTCTATTTAAAAACACGCCAGAGAGTATAGACCTTAATCTAGTTGCTAGTGAACTCCGAGAACAGAAGTTCCTACTGAAGTCTATTAACCATCTTAAAGATGATTCTCTAATTGTAGATCACGTCTTTAATCTGATTCCTAGTAACGAGCGTGCTTGGGAAACAGGTTATCTAGTTATGAAACTAGAGAATCCTAAACTAACTAGAGCAGAGTACGAAGCACTGTATAAATCTGGGGAACTTGCTAAATACGAAACTACAATTTCTAATTGGTTCCATATCCTAGACAGTAGCCCGGAGATTGATGTGCTTAAATTAACTCCAGAAGAGTTTATAGCTAAAGCAGATGAGCTTCGTGCAGCAGCAGATGTTATGACTGGTGGACAAACAAGTAACATCATCAGATGGATTAATGGTGTAGCTGATGGAGGTTACTCCTATTTCCAAACACTAGCTGTACAGAATAAAGTAAATAAGAACATGCTAGACTGGTTTGGACATGTGATGAATAACTATCACGCTATAGAGACATACAGACAGCTTACTGCTAATATTCAAAATAATCTCAGACACAACGCTGATGATATATTTGATATAGACAACAGAATGTTACTAACAGGCATAGCATGGCGTGAGCTTAAAGATTATTGTATTGCACGTCCAGAACTCGCTAGTGCACTCTATATTTTTAATATAGATTTTGATGCACGCACAGTGAGTGAAAAGTTTGCAATTCTTGAAGAATTAATTATGGGTAAAAAGTACGGTATGCGTGAGACACTGTTTGGTACTTCTGACAGTGCAGTAAGGTTACTTCCGTCTGCATACTTTGATTTTTCAGAACACACTGTAGACGTAATAAACTACATATTTAATACACGTAAACATAATAATTATTATCTCTTTGATAAAGAGATAGGTTTCTTTACTAGAAATGCAAAGGGAGCTGCGTATGAGATAGCTAGTGAATTAGAACGTGTTAAGTATGATACAGATGCTTTTGAGGAGTTTGCAGAAAGACTCTCTGGAATAACTGGAGGTGCTTCTGTAGAAAAACACACTATGGCTGTAGCACTACAACCTATTAATAATTTACGTAAGCAAATAGTAAGAATACTTAATAGTACGGATGCAAAAAACACAATCACAAACCTTTACTATGATTTACAGCAAATAAAAAATGTTTGGGACGAAGTACATCACACTAGGGTTAAAGCTCTTGTATCCGATATGCTTCAGAATGAAGACGCTATCTTAGAGCATCTAATCACGCCTGACTTTAACGGTATGATGTTCCTGCGTTTCTCTCCTGATGATGATAACATCAAGCTAGTAGACCAGCTATTATCAGGAACACACCCTAACAGCAAATACCTACAAGTGCGTTATTTAGAAAAAGATGAGGTTGTCGCTGTAACTCTAAATAATTTGTGTGACCTAGATGATAAAGCACTACATCTACTCGACACAGGAAAAACCATACAGCGAAATAACATAATAGGAAGGAGTATGCCTACTGAATTACTTAATACATTTAAAAAGCAAATAGATAAGCTAGATACTCTAGCACCTGATTCTGTATTAAGACTTTACTATGAGTCATTACAGAATCTAGCAGCATATAGCAAACACAACTTTAGAGATTACACGCACGGGTTACTCAATGTAGAAAAGATAGACCAGTTACGTGAAGTCTTTGATGTAGTTAATATGATGGATTTAGATAAGTTTGGTATGCAGACTATAGATGGATTCGTAAGTGCAGGTTCTTACTTAACACTAGAACCACCTAAGGCAGTTAATGGTGTTAAGTTCTATAACAATCCATTACTCACAGCCGAGACATTATTAAAACGTAATGCAGAGCAAGCTCTTGATAGTCACACTACTGTTGCTTACTTCTTACGTAATGAAGATCTTAACTCTTTAAATAAATTTGATTTATCTGATAAAGAGTGGTTTAGAGTATTAGACCAGCTAGAGGATTCCTTTGTTGTTTGTGCTATGGGTACAGACAACAAGAATAAAAAGTATTTAAGTAAGTTAGAGTCACAAATTAAAGAAGCTAAAAAGGCTGATGACGTTAAGACACTAGAGAAGTTAGGTGAAGAGTATAGAGCTTATAATCCAGTACAGCTTAAATCCTTTGAAATAAAATCTTCGAGGGATTTACAAAGAGCTAAAGAAGCTAATGCAGTTCTAGTCCCTAGAGTTGTGTATGAAACACTCTACGGACACGTGAATAACTTTACACCAACCAATCCTATACTGCGTGGTTACAACAGATATGTAACTATGATGAAAGCGTTTTATATCTCTACGCTAGGTACAGCCATGCGTAACTACATAGACGAAACCATCAAGACCTATATAGATGTAGGTTGGGAAGGTGTACCTATTGTGCATAGAGCTAGATTTCAGGCTATGGCGGACCTATCTGATTATAATCAGATTATGGATGCTATTAAGAAAGACCTCAATACAGGACAACTTATTAAGGGTAAACTTAATTCAGCACAAGCTAGAGCACACCAGAGCCTAATACAAAAAGGTTTTGCAGATACACCATATTATTTTAATATCCCTGTATCTGATGCACAGAAGTATTATGGTTATTTAGCTGAAGCTGGAATACTACCTAAACACCTCACTGAACGTATGGATGCAAGTAACTTCTTACGTATGCACGCATTTATGCTAGAGGGTGCATCTGGTGGTACTCAGGCTGGAGAAATACAAGCACGTGCATTAGCACACTCTATCCCTGAACTAGAGGGTGTTGCTGCTAGAAACAAAGGTGTGTTTGGAACTCTAGGTGCTTTTCTGAAAATGCCTGATAAAGATTTAGACTCCTATGTATCCATGGGTAACTATCTCTTTAGTAAAGGTGTTTCAGCAGCACTAACTCCAATGGCTTATACAGAGCAGATTACAAGACTTACACATATGTACACTCTTGAGGAGCTAGGGATAGGTAAAATAGAAGCGTTCTCCAGAATATCTAAAACACATTTCAATTATGATGTTAAAGATAGAGCAGCAGTTTATGCACAGCTTCTGTTCCCATTCTTTAACTTTACTAAACTAAATATAGACTACTGGATGAACGCATGGACTAAAGACGCACACTCTATTCATAACCTACTCAGGCTAAACCAGCAGAACCTTAAAGAGGCTCTGGATGATAACTATGAGCGTACAAGAAATGGACAGTGGGTTGATATGTCTTATCTTAATCATGCTATGGCAGGTAACCCTAGGATACCTAACCCAGCACAGAATGAGGGACAGGCTGCGTGGTTAAAGTTAAATCCATCATTCTATGATGCGTATAACTTCCTACTCGATCCTATGAATCAAGGTATGCAGGATATATTCAGTCCAATTCAGAATGTACTCCAGGATAGACACTTCTTTGATGGTGCTATTAAAGCAGGTATCTTTAACCAAGGTTATGGTGGAAATGGCTTAATGGATTTCTTACCGCTGATAGGTTCTACTATATTACCAATGCATGAGAATAAACTCAGGTATATAGATAAAACCTTTACAGAGTATAGAAACGATACTTTCGCCCAGCTATTAAAATCACCCGGCTCATTTGCACAGCTTCCTACAATCCTTGCTTTTTCAAAGATAGACTTTGGAGAGGATTATGAGAAGTTTAATAAGTTCTTAAATGCTAATGGTTATGCTTACGATTTCTACACTCGTCAGATAAAACCAATTAAGGACTGTGTGGCTAGAGATAGTAAAGAGTTATCTATGTATATGTACAAAAAGTATGGGTTAGTATATGACTTCATTACTAAAACATTTGTACCAGCGTATCTATCCAAGGACCCTGTGACTCGAAATGTAAGTTTTAAAACACCGCATAGTCAAGCACAGTGGTCTGATATACAAGCACTTGCTAAACTCTATCAAAATAAAGGTTATGATTTTGTATCCGGAAGTTTTGTTGATTTAGAAACTAAAGGTGCAATCTTTGATAGAAAGCAGTATGAGAAGTGGCAACACTCCCAAGGTTATGAGAAGGAATATCTCACTAACACTTGGGTGCCTATTGGAACTGCTAGAGCTCATAGCTATGGTGAGGCTGCAGAGTACATGCGTACCAGAGGTATGGAGTGGGATTATATTCTTAAGAAGTATGTGCCTAGCGGAACTGCATTAGCACATAACTATAAAGAAGCCAATAAGCTCTATGCAGCGTATGGCTTGGAATATGACTACGCACGTAATGCGTATGTACCTAAAGGTAGAGCTACAGTAAACAACTTCAATGAGTATAAGAGATTCCAGAGGGAGCGTAATGGACTTGAATGGGATTACGCAACTAGACAGTGGGTACCACTAGGTACTGCTAAAGCATCTAGCTGGAAAGACTTGTATGGAGATGGTTGGCATAGACGTAGACACTTCCATAAGCATTGGAAGAGACGTAAAGGACATAAGTTTAAGAGATTTGATACGTGGGAGGAGGTTGTAGAATTTCAGCGTGGACGTGGACTTGCTTGGGATAGTATAACTCGTAAGTGGGTTAAGCTAGGAACAGAAGCTACTTGGGATGATCTAGTAGAGTATAAGAAGTCCAAAGGATTAGGCTGGGATAGAATTAATAAACAATGGGTTGAGCTGGATAAGGTACCTACTTGGGACCAGTATCAGAAGTATAAAGAGTCCCAAGGATTAGAGTGGGATTATATACAGAAGACCTGGGTACCTAAAGGTTCTGCTATAGGTAAGAAGTGGAAAGACTTCCAAAACTATAAGAAGTCTACTGGTAAGACCTATGATTATATACAGCAACGTTATGTAGGTGGTAAAAAGATGAGAACACCTAAGGCACAGTTCAACTATGATTATCATATGAAGTATCATGTAGGTAAGATTAAACCTAAACGAAACTACCTAGACTCCATGATAGATAAGTATATTAATAATCAGGATCCTAACGTGCGTTATAACATAACGACAATGCCTAGTCTAAATATGTATCAGGTTAAGAGCCTGCGTACTAAACGCCCAGTACCTCGTATGAGGTTACAGGAAGTACAGCGGATGCAAACATCCTTTGTAAAATACTATAAAAAAAGCCAGAGCATTTAAGCTCTGGCATTTCTTTTAAATATCTTCATCAATATCTTTATGTGTTTCTGATTCAACTTCTGCAATATCTCGCTGTACTGTTTCTATGTTGTCTTCTAGTACGTCCTTTGGTTTATGGGGTGCTATCTTATCCCATGCTTTAGCAGCAGCGATAACTACTTGGTTCTGTGTATGTTTATCCTGCCAAACAAACCATGTACACATCTCCCATTCTTTTTCAAAGAGTACAGTTAGATATCCAAACGGTGCACCTAGGTGATACATCTCCATTTGTACCTGCGTATAGTAATAAGGCGGTATTCCATACCTATTAGCTTTCTCTATGATAGAAGCTGTACTGTCTGCAATATGCTGTGATATAAGCCCGTCTGTTGCGTAGCCTGTTGATTCTCTCCAGTCTGCTTTAGTTCTATCATAGTGCCTAGCTCCTTGTTCTGTACAAACTTTAATCTCATCAGGAATGTAATGTAATGTTCCGTCATCATCATAACACTCCATGACCCCGTCAAAGTTTACAGTTAGGAATGGGAAGTCATTATGCCTATACATATTAGCAGGTTTCATAATGCGTCTTCCTGAAATCTGGCTGTGCTTCTGTATAATAAAAGGCTCTAGGTCTACTCCCTTTCTAACAGCAACCTGATCGCTAACTGCAGCCTCTTCAGGTGTTAGATAATTCCTAGATTTTTCTTCTATAAGTTCCTCCAGTTTCTTATAAGGATTTACACTTACTAGTACTGAGGAGTCAGAACAGCCAAGACCATTCTTACGAAGTAGAGCATATACTTCATTAGGAAGCTGGTCAATATCTTTTACTGCAGTATGAATAGGTAAGATGCTTGTGTCTAGATAATCTGTATTCATCTCATCTAGGTGTGGTGCGTTAGCTTTTGCCCACTCATACTGTTCTGCTACTGTCATTCTTCTTTCCATTAGTCAAATACCTCACTATCTGCTGTAATATATAAATCACCATCTTCATCATAATCTAGAATAGCCTTACGCTCTGTTCCTATATAATCATAGAATAGTTCCTCTTGCTGTGGAACTCTAGGATGTTTAGGTTCATACTCTTCAGGCATGCTACTTTCAAACATCTCTATAACTCTTTTCTTTAGAGATTTAGCGTGCTTTGGTTTGTAGTTATCTGTAGTTATCATAGCTATCTACCTCCACTGTTCTTAATTTAAAATCCTTACTATTGTTATTCTTGAATGTTACAAAGTGTAGCATATGTCTGTACGCATCTAGTATGTGCCTATTAATCTTTTTGAATCCATCTTTTATTGGAAGTGCATACCCCTGATTCACTCCTAAACCTTTAAGTAGGTTTCTTTTTAGAAGTACCTCTGTGGACCAACGAGCTTTAATCTCTACAGCTCTCTGAAGTATTAAAGGTATGCTAGTGTTATAGCAATATACCTGAATCGCACCGATTAGTTTTGAAGTCTCCATTTTAGAGTAGCTCTGTACAATAGCTTTCTCATAGTAGAGTACATAGTCTTCCAGAACTACAATAAGTTCTTCTCCGTACTTGCTGTACATTTCCTCAATAAGGTCTATGTGCTCACTCCAATAATGTTCTGCTGCTATAAATTCAACAGCATCAATCTTTCCAAAACGAAGTACTTTACCAGCTCCTGTTGCAAGCACCCAGCCTGTGCAACCTTTACCCTCTTCAAAGGATCCTGATGGGTCTATTGCTAATACGTACTGATATGTTTTATTCATTTGTGGAATCATTTTCTAGCATCCTTTCTAAATCTTCTAGTGTTTCAATCTCTTGTTTCTCTGCCCAATTAGTAGTAGTTACTTCCATGTCCGCTACGATAGGTACTTTAGTATCACTCCAGTCTTCCATGATTCTTTTAAATTCAAAGAAGTGTTCTATACTATCTTCCGGATTCCATTCCCATGATAGCTCATCATGTATTTGCATCTGCCATTTAGTTTTAAGACCATTAGCTTTAGTATATTCCCAAAGCTCTATAATCTTTTTCTTTAAGTAAAACGCAGCACTACCCTGTATCAACATATTAATCAGTTTGTGTCCTGATACATTGTAGTAGTGCACTCCAAATAAGTTGGTAGTATTAGAGTAGAGTTGAGCTCTGTTATAACAATAGTTGTGGTACTGTTTTACTCCTGGAAAAGCATTGTAATAAGCAGCGTCAATCTTTTTAACTTCTTCTAAAGACTTATCAGGAAACATCTGTCTTATACGTCCTAGCTGTGCTCCGTAATTTTTAGCGAAGTTCGTGCGTTTGCCTATATCATAACGTGCTTCCTTAAATCCTTCATCTCCAGGTTTGAGTCCTGTTGCTGCTGTAGTAGTAGCTCCGTGTACATCTACAGGCTCCCAAGGTAAGTCATCTTCATCATGATACCAACTACCATCATACGCTTCTTTGATGTGTACAGGATTGTTATAATCAAATAACTCTCCTGAAGCTCTATGGCATTTATAAGGCATGTATGCTCTACATAAGTTTGTATCAGGGTGCCCTACTAAAATTGTGTATAATGCCTGAAAGCGTAACTCAATCTGTGAGTAGTCTAGATACAAAATTGCACTATCTGTTTCAACCATGTATCTTGGGTTGAAGAGGTCGTTACCTTCTCTATCCTTAATACCGTTTCTAGGGAATTGTTGGAAATCTGAAGTAACTCTTCCAGATACAGTTCCAACTTGATTGATCTGAGTGTAGAGTCTATCCTTGCCTTTGATTAGACGTTCCTGAAAGCGAAGTATGTATGTGCTGTACCACTTCTCTAAAGTTCTTAACTCTTGTACTAACCAGATAAACTGTTTTAGTTCTTCATTCTTTGTAGTGTTGTACAACAGTTTAAGTTGTTCATCATTTGTAGAAGTTAATTCAGTTTCATACTTTGTGTTTATGATTTGTTTGATTAATGCGTACTGTCCTACACTTAATTCTTGTTCTGCAAGTTCATTTAATTCAGCACGTAAAGTTAAGATGTAGTTTTTCATACGCACTCTAGATTCTTCTAGATACTTTGTGTTGCATTTGAACCCTACTCGTTCCATACGAACGATAGGCTCTAATAGAGCGTTTTCAATGCTTACAGCGTTTTCATTATCTCTAGCTTTTACCTTTGGTTTTAAGAACCAAAGTATTTCTAAAGTGTAAACAATATCATATGCAGCATATCGCTTTAGGGTTTCAGTATTGAGTTGGTCATATTGAATCATATCACTTTCTACAATACTGTTTACTTTAGGTTGTAACCAATCTGGAAGTCTACTATGCCACTTCTTATAACGCTCTCTTAAATCTTCAGGTAAGTCTTCTAACTCGAAGATGCAATCTTTAGTGTATTCATTTAATTGTTTTAATGTAATACCTAAAGCCTGTTTGAGCTCGGTGTTATACATTTTGGCAATATCTGTTCGTTCTTTCTTTAGAGCAGACTCATGTACTTTAGCGTCCTTATCTACATAACGTGTAGTGTAATCTTTTAGACCTAATGGAGGTCCGCCTTCACTTGTATGCAGGGCATCATGACCATACCTTATATAAAACTGTGTGTCAGTTAATGTTAAGGTCTCTGGTTTTATTTTGAATATATCATGTCCTATATTTATAAGCATGTGTATATCAAAACTTATGTTATGCCCTGCAAGTAAAGTATGTTTTTGTATGAGCTGGGTAAGCCATACGTCTAGAGCCTTCTTACCTATTTCAGTACGTAAGTCTACTACGTAGGCATACCCTCTCATACGCTCTGGATCTATAAATCCAAATTGGGCTAGGAATGGAATGTCTTTTACAATGTGTAATCCTGTAGTCTCAGTATCTACAGCACCATATAGAGAAGCGTATTTATTATACACTTCTATCATATTTTCTATGTCCTGTTCTGTATCTACATTACAGAAATACCATTTAAACTGTAACATTTTCTCCTAGCCTCTCTGTGTAAGTGTTGCGGTCAATTTGATTGATGCCTAACCTGAATCGTTCAGTTGGTATCATCTCGTAGTTTGAGAATTTAATAAATAGTCCTTTAGCTAATAGGTTTGTTGCAGAGTTTAAAGCCTCATTGCCTAAACCTGTAGCAGAGCCCAATACGTTTTTAGTAATGCCTGCACTCTGCTCTAACTGCATAACCAGCATAGGGTACTTATCAAATATAGTCTGTAGTAATGCAACTCCATCTTCGTCAATCTCTGTGTACTTACGTTCATGGTCTACAAACTGTTTGAACTTAAACGTATCGTTGTCATATAAATCAACAAAGTATTTTACTGCAAGAGCTACATGTTCGTTTGTTACTACGATATTCTCAAAGGATTCATCAGTACTACATAGGTAGCCTGCTAAAGCTATAGATATTCTAGTCAGCTTCTTCCAAGCCTCTGTTCCAAATATCTTGATATGACTGTTATATACTTTATTTAAATCACTAGCAGCTTCCATGATAGCTTCTATAACCCCATCTTCAAATATAATCTGTTCAGGAGTTCTAGACCAAACCCAACGAATCTTATCTCTATAAGCCTCTTTAGGAAATGGATCTAATGGAGTCCACATAGGGTTAAATGTAGTGTTACCTTTATCTGATAAAATCAGTATTATGTCATACCTGGCTATGTCCTCTGCAGCTTCAATTAAGTCTGTGACTATTTGAACTCCGTTCGGATAGCTGGCAATGCTTTTGATTTGTCCTTTTTCATTTTTAGGATTTGTTAGTGATAACATTCTTACCATTGCTGGCATTGTAATTGTTCCAGAAACTCTAGTAATACGTACCTCATTACTTGATCTGATATCTGTTAATTCAGTAATTACAGTTCTATTAGATTTTCCAAACTCTTCAAAGATAATCATACCTTTATGGTTCTGAGGTATGATACCTGCACGAGTTTGAAATCCGTTACTGGTTTTGTTACTACCTCCAACTAATCCCGGAATTGTTGCAGAGTTTCCTGCTAGAGATGTGAACGTACCTAGTCCGTATAATTCTCTTAAACAGTTAGCTGTGCTAGACTTACCTACTCTAGATTCCCCTACGATAAGTGTATCTAGGTACGCTCTTATGTTTTGGAATCTACCCATATTAAACATAAGAGGTGTGTGGTAAGTTAAGTCAATTGTCTGTATAAGTTGGTTGTTACCATCATAGCCTAGTAGTCCTTTAACTCTTTCTGTAATTTCAGTTAGCTTATCTTTAGCCCTGCCGGGGTCCGCTTGGAACATCTTCAGGTGTTCCTTTACATCTTCTGTTACTTTGAAATTTGAAACAGAATCATTAGCATCTTCTGCGTCAACTATAATCATTGTAAGCTGTTGTCCCTTATAAGGGTGTGGTACTAGCTTATAAGTTACAGAGTATTTTTTACCAGACTCTAATCGCTGATTAATGGAATAACAAGTGTACTCCATAGGCTGATTAGTTTCTGTATTCTGTGTTTCAAATAAGTCAGAAGCATAAGCCTTAAAGATTGTAGCTCTCTTTAGAACAGTTTGTCTAACAAACTTTTCTTTCTGCATGACTCCGACAATATCTCTGATGTTGTCTTTGATTACAGTCTCTTTAAAGTTGTTATCTACTAGGTGTAGGATGTCTCTACAGTTTCTAGGTTTGAGTTCCCACTCTTTAGTATCTCCTATGTGCATAGTATCATTTCCGTCTCCTACAGCATACTTCTCTAGGATAAGTGCTGATGGACAGGAAAATGTTGTATCCGTTACTGCGGTGACTTGTATGTTTGTTTTACAAAGTACACCTACGTGCTCTGGTTTAGATGCTTCTAGGAGTGTCCACTCTGGTAATTCTGGTTTCTCCTCTGGAGGTGGTACAAACAACTCCGTTGCTTTTATACACTTAACTAAATCTTCTTTTGTGTGCTTGTATTTTGTGAAGTAGTCTGTTATGTCTTCTTTATTTTCCATGCCCTCGTGGAACTTGGTGCAGACTCTTACTGAGTTTGCTACACCTGTTAGCTGTGTTGCTAACTGCGAGGCTCCTTTGAGTCCTGCTTCATCATTGTCATAACAGATAACTACGTTACGATCACGAAATGGTGCTAGGAATAATGGCTTTGCCATTTCACCTCCTGTTAAGGTGATTGCATTGAGTCCGTTGCTGCGAGCAACTGCCATGTCTTTTTCTCCTGCACAGATTATAGTTGTACGCTTTGTAGAAGATTCTACCCACTGGTCATAAGGTATTATTAGCCCAGTGGGGGAGCCTTGCCTACCTTTCAGTTTAGGCTTTCCTCCCGGATGATAGCTTCTAACATCTAGTAGTTTTCCATACATAATAACTGGAAAGTCAATTGAGTGTAATGTCATATTAGTTGTCTTTAGTTTGAGTTCTTCTATGACAGCATCACTAATTCCTAGCTTGTTACAAAGTTCTTTTGTCTCTGGTTCTAATGTTTCCCTAGACCAAGTGAGTACATCTTCTTCTGTATTAAAAGTAGATTGGATTCGTTTAGCTTGTACTAGACCTGTCTCTAATACCTTTTGTATGAACTGTGTTTCAGATAATCCTTCCCCACAGGACATACAGTGGTATAACATTTTATCTGTATTAACAGATGCAGATGGGTTTGTTTCATAATAAGTTAGTCCATTCACAGTTGTGTGTGGGAATGGACACATTACTTGGACTTCTGTTTTACTATCTAAAATATTAAAGTAGTCCAGTAAAAAACTCATTTAGATCTCCTCATCTTCTAGTGTTGGTGCGGGTGTTGTTGGTTCTGGTGTAGCTTCAAATGGAATATCGTCTTCAACTTCCTTGAAGCGGTCAGCAATGCTAGGCTCTGGTACATAGACATCTAGTCCCAGATACATTTCATTTCTGATATCAACTACAGACTTGTCACCGTACTGTTTGTTGCTATCTATTTTGAGCTCTACCATAGCTTGCTTACCTACAAGTATCTTTGTAAGGTCAGCCAGTTCAAAGTCTCCTTCAGGCTGTATACCAAAAGCAGTTAAGAACTGCTTCAGCTTGAAGAGCATAAAACCTTCTGAGGCTTCCTTGAAGATATCAAAAACATAAGCTCCACCTTTGTCTCCATCAGTTACCTGCTGCATACCTACCTTTAGGTAAGGGTCTCCAGCTTTGTTTGTCTTCATTTCCGCTTTCTTAATTTCCATCTTGTGCCAGCCCTCAATTAGTAGGTTGTTTGCTGGTTTTTCTGCGTTGTTTAGTGCGTCAAAATTAATCATAATGTTACTGTCCTTTCTGTGTTACTCTGAGCATTGATTCTGTGAATGTAGCGGTTAGTCTCTGGATGTATTCAATGTCATCTCCTACCTGTCTCAATAGGTCGTGGTATGCATCCTCTGTGTTTCTCTTTGCTTCATATGCAGATTTAAGATTGTTTTCTAGCATTACAAGTTTATTGTCTGCTAATGCTACTTCTTTCTTGAGGTCATTAATGCAAAGGATAAGTTCCTTCTGAGTCATCTTTGTGTAAGGCACATTCTCTAGTACATCTAATGTTCTAGTCTTTGCTCTAGGCTTTCTAGTCTTCTTTGGTGCTTCTTCTTTCTTTACTACAGGTGTTACCTTTTCAGTTACCTTTTCTGTTGTCTTCTTTGTTTCCATTTTTCTTTTCTCCTTTTTAATCTACGGTTAGTTTAATGTATGCTTGCTTTAACGTGCTCAAAGGTAAATCTTTTACCTTGGCATCCTTATAGCCTAGTTCTGTTAGTATTAACTTCCAAAGTGTTTTCTTGTTTGCGTTTTCTGTGAGATATCCTTTTACAGCGTCCTCATATTCTTTATGCTGTGCTGCTTCAATCTCTTCTGGTGATGTACCATCTTCCAGATACTTACGTAGCTGTTCACAAAGTTCTGGTGTAAAGTGATATGTTTCTCCTTTTACAAACATAGCGTATCTTGACTTAACTACTTTAGCTACAGGAGGCGTAGTTGGTGTTCCTGCTGTAATCATATGTAGCACTAAGTCAGGCTCATACTTAATGTCTGCCTGCATAATCTGCTGTTCACCTAAAGACTGTACTGTTGTTTTACCTTGTTCGTTAGTGCCAATTTCCATTTTCTCTTTGACTCTAACAGTTGTAATACAGTGTACTCTGTTGTCTCTCAAGAGTTCAAACAGTAGTCCTTTTTCTTTGGCTACTCTAGGGTCTCCCCATGCAGCGTATTCATTACTGTTTCTTGACGTTGCTTTAACATCATTTAGGATATCTAGGATACCTCCTTTATACTGCCATGCATGTGAGATTGAGTCCATGATTACTACTGTAGCTCCTGCTTTAACAGCTTCATCTCTAAACGCTAGATAATGTGATGGCTTATAGCCAATATCCGGTGTGAAGTTTCCAATCTGAAAATCTTCAAACTTACCTCCTGATGAGCTATTAAGTCCACTAAATAGCGGTAGCGATCCGTTCTCTGTGTCAATAGCAAATACCTTTTTGTAGTCTCCAGCTAAAGCCTTACCAAGCACAAGTGCTAGTCCTGATTTGCCTGAACCTGTAAGTCCTTCAATCAGTATAGATGCTTTGCACTGTTTACGTTCTGCTTTATGGAAACTAAATACTGGATTTTGTGACATAACGTACTCCTTTCTGCTTTAGATATTTATTATAATCATTAATGACGTCTGTTTCTGTGAAGCGTTGTTCTAACAATGTGTAGATTTGTTCATCATAGGATTCAGTCATCATTAATTCGATTATCTTATGTGGCTTACTTGCTTTGTCCTCAGTAGTAGCTACAAACCTATCTTCTGCTTGCATGATATCTCCTATAGGTGGAAATTTATCAGCGAAGATAGCTGTTTCAGCCCTATCTAATGTAAGAGCTTCTTTACCTGCCTGTATGTTTATTAGGAATATATTAAACTTACCTGCTTGAAAATCCTGTTTATAGACCTCTCTGGTTTTCTTTGGTGTAGCTCCTATAATCATAGCTAGTTTTGTTCTTGCCTTTAGCTCATTATAGAGCAGTTTCAAGAACTGTGTTGATGTGCTAAATATGATAATAGGTTCCTCAGGATAATCTGATATATACTGTTTAATATAATCTAATTTAGGTGAGCGACCCTCAACCCCCACCAGAGCGGGATGTAGACAAAGCTGTCTTTCTCTTATCAGAGCCTCTAATACATTCTTTGTTTCTAAATCTCCTACTCTGAACTCGGTGTGTAGTTGATTGATTGCTCTTTTTTGTTTTGGTGCAAGTGTTAATGGTACTCTCACATAGTCTTTACTAGGTAACCAAGGCATTACATCTTTACGTTTTCTCTGTGTAGAGTAGTCAGCTAGGATGCTCTGTAGTTCTTCCTGCATACCTTTCTTAAAGTCTGTAAACTCTGTATATGTCCTAGGTTGTTTTCTTATCTTATCCCAGATTTGATGTACTTCACTATCAAAATACTTGTGTTTAAACTGCCAGTCTGTGTCTGTAGTTATTCCTAAAAAGTATAATATGGAGTATATGTCATATGCTTTTCCTGGTGCTGGCGTTCCTGTAAGTGCTAGTCTGTTTGGTATCTTTTTTGCTAGTTTAAACATTGATTTAGCACTCGCTGAATCAGGTGTTTTGATTCTGTGTGCCTCATCTAAAATTATATATTTAGGTTTAGCTTTTAGGATTTCTTCTATAACACCTTTAGATACAACTGTTGTTTTACAACTGTCTAAAGATATTACTAAACCGTGGGTCCAGTTCTCTTTTATGATTTTCTTACGTTTAGCTAAAGTACCGTCACACACTATACATGGTTTTCCTACCCAGCGTTCGTATTCAGCAGCCCATTGATATAGTGATGAGGCTGTAGCAATGATTAATACTTTTTCATTTTCTAATTTACGCAGCTTGATTGTTGCTAATGCTGTAGGTGTCTTACCTGTACGCTGTTCATTAAAACAAGCCATAGCAGGTTTTGTTACTAAAAACTTTGCATCTTCTTTCTGATAAGGTCTTAGTACTCTGGTAGTTCTTGTTTCTTTACCCATTCTTTTTCTTCCTTTGTAAGTTCAACTGTACTCTGTAGTTTTCTTAATTGTGCATCTAGCTCTGTTGCAGTTGGTGCGTGCTTCTGTGCGGATGTTAATGGTACATAGCAGTAAATAAACGCAGGTCCTTTGTCATTGTCTGTGTCTGACTCGATTTTCTGAAGTGCATTAATGAGTTGTGACTGTGCTACTGACCTAGAGTCACTAGAGTTTGCAACCATTTTGATTAGTGCAGAGTCTTTTAGTATCTGCATTTCAGAACTTCTGTATTTAATTACATCAGGTTCCTTTAGAAATGCTGACCAGTATTCTGAAGTTAAATACTTTAAATCAGTTAGGCTTGGATTTATTTCGTCACATAGTTCTGCAAGCTCGTATTGGTTTGCACCTATTGCTGTTTCTCCTAGACTCTTAAAAATCTCCCAGAGTCTTTCTTTCTGTGTTTTATTCAGTCGGACTGTTGTACTCATTTAATACTAATACCTCCTTTAAATCTATAATAGTCTCTATTAATATAATCATTGTTCTATGGTCTTTTGCAGTTAGGTTGTATATCCAATGTGGTGGAAGTACTTCTGCTCTAGGTCTGTGCTCACCGTCTCCTAGGTGATGCTTAACACTAGAATAAGACACGCCTAAAATTTTAGCAATTTGATAAGGTGAGTAGTTCAGATTAGTTAGCATCAATACCCAGTATCCTTTTGCTATTTTCTTTGGGGCATGTCTTATTGCTTTCATTACTAATGATTTAATTTGTGCTGTATAGAGGTCTTCTTTAGCTAGATTTGCTATAGTGAATAGGAACTCTAGTAATCTTTGTATGTCAAAGCCAGCTCTATTTGAAAACATAAAGCAAATTTGTAAAAATTGTGCTTCTGCATATAGCATGTAATTTAGTTCTTCATACTTTGATTTATACATATTATGTTCCTTTTATTACTTTACTGTTATATAGCAGGGCGTGCAAGTGGATCTTTCCGGCTAGTGGGGTGCCTGGAAAGATCCCTTCGCATGAGCGCTATATTTAGTGAGTGTATCACTTTGTGTTACATTAGCGAAACGCATAATGCTTAACTTAGTAGTCAAAATGGCTAAAGTAATATAGCATAAAGTTTTCATAAAAAAAATAGATACTCAAGAGTGTGTATACATGTGACTAATTTTAGAGAGAATTTATGATGAACATGTTTTGAGTAATTCGTTAGAAATATCTAAAGTAATAACGTAAAAGTTTTGAGTATCTATTTCGTATTTAAAAACAGTAAGTGCTCTCTTATTTGTGTTTATGTGTCTTTTGTTTATAAGCACCTACTGTTCTTAACAAAGTTAGTATAGCATATTTTTCATATACTGCTCTACGTTGGTTTTATATTTTACAGTATATTTATGTAATATGTAATTTGTGTAATCAGGGTCTACAGCCTTTGCGTAAGCTATGTTCCCCTGTAGTTCCTGTATTTCGGGTACAGTCCATGTCTTCTTTTCAACTATGTTTTCATAACAGAATCTATTTATCTTTGCGTTTAGGATTTTATTGTTTTTATGTCCTAATGTAATTCTGTTATCTTTGTTCAGCATGAGTCCTACATTCCAGTTTCTTCCTGCGTTAGACCCGTATCTTGTTTTCTTATTGTTGATTTTAAATGGAGCATTAAAGTTATTTAGAATGTTTTCTATTTCTTTAATAACGTCTGTCCACTTAAAACTCTTACCTGCACTAATGATAATATCATCAGCGTATCTTGTGTATGTGAAGAATGTTCCATACTTCTTACCTAGTTCTACGCATAAGTTTGTTATGTCATAGTCTATAGGTACCATGCAAAGATTTGTAAGTGCTGGACTAACAGGCGTACCCTGTGGGAGTTTATCGTTTAGGAGGCAAATGTCTAGCATTTTAGAGATGACAGCTCTATCATTTTTGATAAGTGCTCCTATAGGGTAAACCTGCTCCAGCATGTTTAAGATATATTCTTTGTTGTGTGCTGGGAAGAAGTTGCTAAAGTCTATTTTCAAGAACCATTTAGCTTGCATGTTTTGATGTTTCTTTAAACTTTCTATATGGCTTCTTCCTTTGACGTATGCATAAGCAGCGTCATGTGGTAGTATATGCAATTCGTCTTGTAACCAATACGCAAGTGTTGACTGTATAGTTTTGAGTTCCTGTATTGGGGCATCAATCTCACGCAGTCCTCCAGACTTCTTTGGAATTTTGAACGAAGAGTATAGCTGTAAATTAGATTTACTTAAAGACTCCCAACTATTTAAGATGTAGTCTCTAAATCGTGTAGCGTCCTCTGTTAGTGTAAAGTTAGTAGTATCTGGTAGCTCTACTGTTGTATACTCTCGTAGTTTCGTTTTTTCTGGTATAGGTTCGTTTAGAAGTATTTTTCTTAATGTTACTTTTGGGTAGTTTATTTTTTTCTCTGTGAATTGTGTAATACATTTTTGTTTCCTCCATTACTGTGATAGTTTGAGCTCTTTGTCTGTAGCTGCTGACAGGGCGTCGCACTGGACTCGTTTGGTTTGTGCACCTTGGAGTTTTAATCTTTTGCTGGTTTATCCTGCATTTGGATTATTTGCATCCTTCTGTAGCGTCAGGTTCCTGAGTAATTTTTTCTTTTCTACGTCATCCAGCTCTTCCGTTTTTCTCTGACAATGCGTTACATTAGCTAATAGCATAATGCTTATATTTTTTATTAAGAGTATAAAATAACTAATGGATAATATTTTGATTTTAGAACGAGTCTAAAAACATGTCAAATACGTTAATTGTTGCAAACTTTTTTTGTGCGCCTGTGTTTATATAGTTTATAAAGTTGGCTACCTGCAAGCTCGCTAACACGTGCACCGTAGGGGACACTGATAACGACATCCCACAAGCACTTGTTGGTGTTTCAGCTTTTGCTTCTTCATGACTAAAACACATAGAAGCTAGTAAGCGTTCTTGGTCTTCCTTATTCTTCCAATCCGCAGCTAAAACAGTACCATCTTCCAAACCGAGCCTAATGTCAAAGATTGCTTTTATCTGTTTGTTCTTTGTAGCTACAGTTGTTATGTCTCTTCTTGTGTCAATGTTATCTACTGCTAGAAAAACATAACCAGCTAGTCTATCTGCTGGTGTGCAACGTTCTTTCTTTGTGATTCTGCAAGAGTCATTTATTTTAAGTAATCTTGCTTCAAGTGCGTCTGTTTTTAGCATACCTACTTCTGTGTTATCGTAGAGCTGATTTACTACATTGTGAGACTCAATTGTGTCAAAATCCCATAGTGTAATCTTGTCTATTCCAGAGCGTACTAGCATATCAGCTAGAAATGAACCTGTTGCTCCACAGCCTACAATATGTACTTCTGTTTTGCCTAGTTTCTTTGGGTCAAAGTAGTCCTTACTTTTGTTTAGGTTAATCATTATTTGTTTCTCCTTCCATAGTAGAAATTACGTTCATCACCTATAGGATATCCTGCGTCACCGTAGTAATAATCTTCCAGAATGTCATCATCCATTTCTAATAGTGCTGTCGTGTCTTTCCAATTGTTCTTGTTCTTATTCTTATTCTTATTGTTCTTGTTATAAGTATAAACTGTTGGCTTATACTCTGTGACTTTTTCTTTTGTTTCTCTAATAGCCCACTCTGTTTCTTTGTTAGCAACTGGGATTATCTGAATATCCTTTGTTTCATACTGTAAGCCAGTTACTGTGTCATAAATGGTGCACCAGATTTCTCTTTTCTTATTTACAATTAAGAATATGTAGAAGTCACCCTCTTGTAGCTGTGCTAAATGGTCTTCTTGTAATTTGGTGTCTGTAGCACTAGGTGATGTTCCCATAGTTACGTGGGAGTGTCCGTGTATACGTAGTTTATCGAATACGTTTGAGTTAAGGTCAAGTCTATAACCGTCTAGCCATTCTGCAAACTTAGCTTCGTCTGCTACTATAGATGTTGCATCTACAGCCTGTGGGTATACTAGAATATCAGTTATTATGAAAGTGTTATCTTTTCTTTCTACTGTTCCGTGCCAGCCAATTTCTTTTGTGTTGTAATCTACTAGAGCCCACATTTTGTTATAGGCTGTTTCTGTAAATGTTACAACTGGCTGTACATAATCTTTTTTAAGAATCGGTTTCATTTGTTTCTCTCTCTGTTTCATACTCTCTACAAAAATCAATATCTTCCCAATCAAAAGTAGGTCCGTCCCATTCTTTATAGTAATCTGTCTGTATAAAGTCTTTTATGATTTGGCGTAATACACTTCTTGTATATACTCTCTTTTTTTCTACAGTGTCATATAGACCGGATTCTGCATTATTTAGACAATACTTTACGAGTGCCCTTACTACATAATCATCAGTTAGATTTATCTGTGTCATAGCATAATTAACTTGTGTTACTGCACCTTCTAAATCATTGTTATCTAGGAACTCTTTGATTGCATATTCGTGAGAGCCCCAACAATCAAATCTCATTAAGTGGGGGTGGTATAGGTTTTTTGTTTCTGGATTTAGGCGTGTTACTGCTGTGTCTTCTCCTATGTGTGCGTTTATAGTCTTTGTTCTATAATTTAAGTCACACTCAGTATACACAGGTACTTCATATTTTTTCTGTATAAAGCACGCCCATAGTAAAGCTAGTTTTGGTAGAGGCTCTGTATTAAACTCTTCTAGCATTATATCTATTTTGTCAGGATCCCATTCAGTTAAGTGTGTTGCTCCTGCTATATGTACTTTTTGTTCTAGCGTATCAACGTCTACTGTTAGATGTGAAAGATATTTACCTGCATAGCTTAATAGATTTTTGACCATCTCTTTTTGTGTTACTATAAGACTGTAATCAGGTCCTTCTTCTTTAAGTGTTAGTAATCTATCTTTAACTTCAATTATTTTATTTTGATAGTTGGTTATGTCCTCCTGTTTGTCCTTTATACGGTTTGTGTAATCTCTTATTGTTGCGTTTGTAGCGAATAATTCTTTTTCATAACTCTTTATTACATCTTCTAGTTCCTTTTGTTTATTGTACCACGTATTAACACAGCGTTCTTTTAGTGCAAACTCTTCACTTGCACACTTCTCTTTAATACTTGCTATGGTTTTGTTTATATCATTTGTGGTGTGTAATTCTGCGAAGATACTATATGGGTTTGTTCTTATTTCTTTTGGTAGTCTGCTATAGAAATACATTAGTATCTCTAATACTGCATACTTATTTTTTGCAAAAGAATCTATAGGTGTATCCATAAAGCAGAGTGTCATTTTGGTACCATTTGGTGTTTTGTATGTTACTGCATATGTTTCTGTGCTATATAGTGTGTGTAAGAGCTGCGTGAGTGTATTATCTATTTCCCAATCATTACTATTTGGAATTAATGCTCTTATTCGTTTTATCTGTTCTATGTCTTGTACGCTTGCACATGAAAGGTGTATCTGACTTCTATGTCTATTTGGATTTGTGAGCGTGTGTTCTATCATTTGTATAAAATTTGTTGCTGTATTTTTATCTATTAGGATTACATCTAGACTTTTATAACTAAGTAGCGATACGCAGTTAGTTATAAATGTACGTAATTCTGTAATGTGCTCTATGTTTGGTGTTACGTTGTCTACATAAACTGGAGCATATGAGCTAGGGTTAGGTAGCATTCTGTTTAATCTTGGAAGTAAATCAAAGATGAACTCTTGATTTTCGCTATTCACATACTCCTTAAAGTTTTTATATTTTGTCATGTTTATATCCTCCTAAAAAAAAATAGGGGAATGTATCCCCTATTTCTAAAAGTTTCCGTCAGACTTAACTGTCTTTGTTAGTCTGTATTCATCAGCTTCACCTGCAAGATTTAGGATTGTTTCATCTAGTTTGTGTTCTGGAACTGCTACTCCGTTTAGGAATGGTAGTCCAACCTCAGGCTGCATACCGTTGTCTAGAAAAGCCTGTCTTACTGTAAGTTCACCTGGCTCAATTATTACGCTCTTTCTGTTGTGATTATCTGCTATTAGCATGTTTTTCATGATTTTATCTCCTTATCTTTTCTTTTCATTAAAAAGCTGAAGAGGCTTTAAGCCTCTTCGTTTGTTGTTGGTACTGCGTCTGCGGTAACTTCTGCTGTGTCTTCAAACATCTCCAGAGTAGCGTTCACTGCAGCGTCATACTTAACAATTGCTTCACCGAACTTAGTTAGTACAGCGTCTAGTTTAGGTAGCATAGGTGCGATAGCTTTTGCCATCTTCTCTTTGCTTACTGGCAGGTCAAACGCAATTGTAATGTCTGTACCGTCTTTGCGTGTAGCAATTGTCACTCCGTGTACAATGTCACGTGCTGCGTTGTAGTAGTTACCATCTACAACATTTACACGGAATGTTTCATTTCCGTCTTCGTCCTTCAGTACGGTTGCTTCTCTGTTGTTTCTTGCAACTTCCAGTATGTGCTCTGGATCATACTTTTTTAGTTCAATAACTGCTAGGTGCTTTAGTGTTCTAATCTTCATAATTTACCTCCTTGTGAAGACTATAAAATAAACGGTATTGTGAGGTAAGTGTTAGTTAAGTTACCTATTGTTATTTTGTGCGTCTTACCTCACGCTCCCCGTATGGGACATTAATAAATTTCTTTTTCCATGAACCTATATAATGTTTCAATAGCGTGTTCTATACCTAGGTTATATGGTTCATACTTTTCTTTGTTTCTTGTGTTTCTATCAGGTCTTCTCTGGAATAGTTCACTAAAGAGCTCATAAAGTTCTTTATATTCTTCTTCAGTTACTGGACAATCCTCGTGCTCTGCATAAAACCAATCTAGTTTCATCTGACAATCTGTTAATGCTGAGTTGTAAATTTCCATAGGGTCATTAGTCCAGTCTGTGCTGTGTTTAAACCATTCCATTTCTGACTTAATGAGTGCGTGTGTTACTGCTCTCATTTTGTTCACCTCCTAGAATATAGGATTAATAGGCTTTGTACTACCGCTGGTTACAACGCCCTCAGTAGGGGACTCTGTTTCTTCTAAAGCGTCTAGTTCTTTGTACTTGGCAATCCAGCGAACTATAGCACTTTTATTTAGACAAGCACAAATAACATCATATTTAATTTCTGTCTTTCTGATGTAGTACCTCTGGCGTGGTGTAGCTAAATCCCATGTTTTAGGTAACATAACTAACCTCCTTAAACTCCTGTGTGTCCGAAGCCTTTATTGCCTCTAGTGGTTTCTGATAGTTCATATACAATATTTGGTGTAATGCGTGTATACTCCGTCACTACCATCTGTGCAATACGGTCTCCGTCTTTAATCTGCATTACATGTTCACTCTGATTAATCAGAGGTACGTGTAACTCGCCTCTGTAGTCTGAGTCAATAGTACCTACGCCACTTATAAGCGTAATTCCGAACTTTGATGCCAGTCCTGAACGAGCTCTAATCTGTGCCTCATAGCCTTCAGGTAGTTCAATAAACACGCCTGTTGGAATAAGCATCCTCTGCCGTGGCAAGAGCGTTATAGGTTCTTCTAATCTAGCTTTTAAGTCCATGCCTGCAGCTCCTTCTGTGGCATATTCAGGTGTGTACTTCGTGTCAGTTACTTTCATATTAATTTTCATGTTATATCTCCTCGCTTGCTTGATTGAGTGCTATCGTATGTATAGTGATAAGTATAACATATACGCCCCTAAAGATAAGGTTATTCTCTAGGAGCACGTATATAAACAGAATAGGCGTGTCTATAAAAGCTACGAGTATTGCGTCAAGAACTAACAGATCATCTGCAAACATTAATACTATACAGCTTACAACAGCTCCAATTCCGTACAGCAGTATTTCTTCGTTACTGTGTGCCATAAATATTCGGAGCACTAATACAACCGTTATTAAGCACTGCGTAACTCTAACTGAAACTTGAGTTTCCATTATTATCCTCCGTAAATATATGCCTTCTGTTGTTGTAGTCTATCGTGAAGTCCTCGTCATTTTCGATACATTCCTTGAGGACTGTCAGAAGCTGTTCTAGACCCTCGCATATACTCTGATGCATTAGTTCTGACGCCCTACAAAAGCCGATAGTGTACATAACCTCTGGCAGGTCCTCTGCTGGCACCCCTTGTGCCTGAGTTTGCTCCAGAGCCTTCGGATATGTCATCTCTGCTCCTTCCAGTATTGTCTCTGGATTTACAGTCATATCCATAGTAATTTCATTCATTTTAATAGTCTCCTTTCAATAAAAAAAAAGTAGGGAATTATCCCTACTTATTCTCCAAAATCTGGCACTCTGAAATAACCTCCGCAGTTGCCCTCCAGTTAACGAACTCTGGATTCTGTTCATTACGCTCCAGTCGAACGTACACTGTTGCGTCTGAGCCATTTGCAGCTTCTGGGACAGTTCTCTTGCCCATCTGCCTAATAACAGGCGCCAGGAACTGTACGAGCATCTGCCTCTGCTCTGGTACTACCTGCATGAGGCTAAATGCTCCCACAGGCTCTTTGGTATCTAAGTTGATACCGTCAACAAAGTGAAGCAGAACTATGTCCCTGCCTGTTACTCTGCTGGTGAACATGCTGAATCCTGTGCACACTCCCTTTAAGTATACAAGGTCTGTGTCAGCACAGAGTTCATTCTGTGATAGCTCTACTGGAGCCGTAAACTCCGCAAAGCTACCTGTAGGAGCCGAAAACTCCTGAAAATTAGAATTAGTTGATTTTGTTCTGTTAATGTTAGCCATGATATACCTCCTAATTATATTATTGTTGTTTATGGCTGTGATAACTTATACGTCCCGTAGGGGACTAAAATAATAAAAGAAATAAAATATTATATACTAGGTAATAATTATATTTGTAAACCTGATTGTTTACACATGCTCCGTAGGGGATTTTATTGATTAAAATATAAAAATGATTAAAATTTTAGGTCTAGAAATTGTGCTCAATTTAATTGTATGTTTTTGCGTTTTCGCTAAATCGTGTGAAAACTGTGTGAAGATTTGTTTACGAATAATATGACTTTTTCAACCTGATTTGGGCTGACCCCCCTACAGGGGCTGTATAAGATTTTAAAATGAGTGTAGCATATATAGTACACTAATTCACTGTTTCTACACAAAACCCATTTTATGTGATATTTAATATCATCTATTCTTCACATAATCTTCACACATTGACTCCTCGTATCTTTATAATATATAGTAGGAAGGTGTATATATATATCATTATATATATATTTTATGATATATATACACCTGGGGGTAGGTGATTATTTTGGTAAAATTAGTGTAGCAAATATGTTACACTGATTTTTTTTTTGATGAGTAAGGGTGTGGGGGGGGTACCCCTGTGAGCACGAAGCTCTCAACCAATTTTTAATATTTTAAAACTCACAGGTACATTTCGTCTAGCAGTGAGTTAGAGATACATAACAACATACGCCACAGTGGGTGAGTTTACAATAAAAGTTACTTTAGCCCACACGGGGAGTCTGAGGGGTGAGCATCGGTCAGTTAGAGTGTGTATGGCTCTAGGTGCTTAGTACTTAATCTGTCGGGTGCTATAGCTCGTGGGGAGGTGGTGGGACGTTAACCTATCTCGTGCTATGGGAGATACAGCGATACATACAATCTTCTTCTATTGAATACACACACACACTAGAGGAACGTAGAGCTTATAGCCCTACGTCCTCATTATCTAGTCCTAACTCATCTAGGATACTGTTTACTCCATCTAGGCAGAAGTCAGTATCTTCATCAGGTCTATCTCTGAATAGGTTTTCATAGGATACATCAGCACCTAGGTCTACCCAGTCACCTTTATAGGAAGTGTAACCATAATCTTCTGGAGTGTTACTATAGATGAGCTGATTCTCCAGTACGAGCTTGTCGCAGTTAGGGCAGAAGTTGTCTCTGCCTTCATCTAGGAGCATGAGTTCACCGCAGTCAGGGCAAACTCCATAAACTGCCTTACCGCCTTTGGTTTCAGGCATAGTCTCTGTGTACAGTTCTAACAGTTCCTCGTTGTTGAGGATTGTTAGCACTGCGTGACCCCACTCTGCCAGGTTCTTTGTTGGAACCTTACGGAGCTGTTTTTCACCTGCCCAATCTAGGGACTGTAATATATCCCTAAAGTCTGAGTAGAGTTCCTCCAAATCTTCTCTACGATAGAGCACACCCTCTACCATATATGTAGCTGGTGTTCTTTTAGCTTGGTCGTCATTAGCATTATTTTCAGCCTTTACCTTATCGTAAGGCTTGTTATATTCCCTCCAGAGCTGTGCTTCTCTGTTAGTTCCGAGCATCTTGTCTCTTTTACGGAGACTAGCAGCCTGCCTCTGTATTCTCCTATAGTAGCTCTCTCTTCGTAGAGCTTCTATGAGTTCTAGAGTGTACTGTTTTTCCTCGTAATCATCTATCTCAATTACGAGCTGGTATGGTTTTCTATCAAAGTTGGAATACTCTGTGAGAGCATATTTCTCTCTATCTGATAGGTGTAATCTACCTGACTTACGTCTACGTAAGTTTGTATACTCTGGAGACTTTAGCTGTCTCTTACCTTTGCGTATTCTTGCCTCTCTTTTAGCCTTAGCCTTTGCATGTGCTTTACGCTCTGCTAACTCATCTAACAGATGTTTAGCTGTATTATCTAGAGCTGATGATTCTTCTTTAACTCTAGTTACATCTGTTTTTCTGTTGAGACGGTTTGCACTCCTAGCTGCTTCTTCCATAGTGTGTCCTGCTTCTAGTAAGGTGCAGATGTGGGCTGTGTGTGGGCTGTTATCTTTCTTTAGATCTAGCCAGTATAGAGCTTTACGCTTTAGCTCTTTATCAGTTAGATGGTACATACCCCAATCATCTATAATTCCGTGTGGAACTATGATGATGCTGTTATCATCTACATCTACGTAGCACGCTTCAGTAGCATCTAAGCTACGTATATATAGTGCATCTCCATCTTCTTCTTCAAAGTAGGACACAACTCCTACCTTGTTGTCATATATGCAAATGTAAGTTGCATCTTTGTCATTGAAATAATTGTTGCTGTTGTTGTTGTTGTTGATTGTAGTAGTTTTCATTTTAATACTCCTTTACTATTTGTTGATATAACTGTTTAGCATTAACTTACTTATTTGCTAGAGCATTATCTCTAGCTATTAAAGCATCTGCTCTAGCCTGTCTGGTAAAGTCTACCTTGACATATTCTTTACCTTCCTTACTAACCTCATGAGTTAGTAGGGCTATTGCAGTCTTATCACTTCCTTCGTGATATAACTGCTCTAGGGAATTTACCCTGAGTTGGTCTAATAGACCTTTTAACATCAGAGGTAAGTGCTTACGCACATCCTCTGGTAATTTTGTGAAGAACACTACCTCATTGTAGTGTTCATCTGTTATGAGGTTTTTAGCCTCAAGTCTGAACTTGAGACCTCTAACCTTAGCTGTGTTAACGAACTCTACAGCTTTGTACTGTAGTTTGAGAGCTAGAAACTCTGCTTCTGGCTCCAGTAGCTCCGTCATTGAAACATCTATTTTGATGTCTCCATACTGCTGGAAGAATAGTTCCATTGAATTAACTTGCTGTGTCTGTGGCTTATTAGTCATAGGTGCCTCCTTTGCCATCTCATTAGAATTAACGTTCTTAACTGTTTTAATGTTTGCCATGATATTTACCTCCTATCTGGCTAATAAAATAAAATATAATCTAGCTCACGTATGGAGCTTGCGTAATATGTGGCGGCGACTGTATGACATGGGGGTCGGGTTTAAAAATCTATATATAAGGTTATATTTATATATGTATGTAGTTACCTTTATGTTTGTGTGTTTCTAGTAAAACACCACAAAATTTAAAAAAGTGGCACAGAGTAAAACACCATCCAGAATTTAAAAATTTCTCAAGGAGTAAAACAACATAAATTTTAAAATCCCACACCCCCTCCCACCTAAAAGCCCTCCCCCTCACCCTAAAAACGTGTTATAATACCCACATATTAAGGGGGTATATTATGAAAATCACAATTACAGAAACAAACGGACAGCTAGATTTCCAGCCAGAAGGCGATATTAACTTCGAGGATGGGATCACCATGCTTCTAACTGCAGTATTAGGTCAGGCTAACAGCCTATTTGCTGCAGCAGAACAGGATGGAATGGATGCAGAAGGAGTTCAGTGCCTAAAAGAGGGCGTATATGACCGCTTCAACTACGCATTTGCTAGGGTCCTGGACGAGATTCTACCACCATCTAAAGAGTTTACGGAGAATCTAACTGCAGAAGCTATCGTAAGAGCGGAAAATGAGCTGATTCAGGAAGCCTACGACCAGCTTTCGGAGGAAGATAAGGCTACACCTGTAGAATTTCCAAAGGCACCTGTAGAAATGGTAGAGGAAGAAGATGCTTAAAGACATTGACCACTTCCTTGCAGAGGAAGATTTAGGTTTAGACGAGGTAGATCTATTAGCAGAGAGGATGCAGAGGTGTCCTCGCTGCGGAGCTCCTTGGCAAACTACTTTAGCCTTAAACGAAGGTCCGTCTGAATTTTGGAAAGAGTGTAGTAACCCGAAGTGCAATACGTACCTAAATACGTATATGCCTCAGGCACACCAGTTCGAGTTCCACGAGGACGGGCATAGGTTTAAAGCTAACTTCGGAGGGTAGAAAATCCGTAGCCCTCGGTAAATTCGGCAAAATCGGTGGAAGACTAGAACAGTTAATACCGAGGTAACTAGCACCTTAACAAGTGTTAGCACCGTAACGCATAGGCGTTGAAACTCACAGAGAATATAACACGCCCACGAGTGCCGAACTGTTATGTAGCTTGACTCTACAAAACATAATTGTTACACTTAAAATAAAAAAGGCAAAAGCTAAAAGGAGACAATTATGTTTAAGGATGTCAAAGGATTTGAAGGACTTTATCAGGTAAATGAAGAAGGTGTAATAGTAAGTACCCCTAGAAATGGGAATGGATATAAGGAACACATTATGAGCCATTCTACAGATTCAGACGGGTATGCGGTGTGTAAACTACGTAATAAAGATAAGGTTATTACTAAAAAGATACACAGAGCTGTTGCTGAAGCCCATCTTCCTAATCCAGATAATAAGCCTCAGATTAACCACAAGGACGGAAATAAAAAGAACAACCACATAAGCAACCTAGAATGGGTGACTGCTTCTGAAAATATTAGACACGCTAGACAGTTAGGCTTACAGAAGACGCAAGGAGAAAAAGCTGTAAGACAGGTTGATAAACAAACAGGTGCCACACTAGCTGTGTTTAGGAGTATGAAAGAAGCAGAGAGACAAACAGGCATAGGTTGGACTGGTATTTCCGCAACTGTACGAGGAGTACGTAAAAGTGCAGGTGGTTATTTCTGGGAACTACATACAGAAAATATATGCTGAACTATATGGGGACATATAGAGCTATAGGATAAAAAGCCTATAGGGTAACAACATTGACGGTAGTGGTAAGACTTTAACCTCCAGACAGGAGATTTATAAACACATTTTCCTAACTCCAAATGGGACGGGAGTTATTGGAGCTAATGTAAGTTCGCAGTATGAGCAGACAATTAAGAGGGAAATAGAAGCAGATATCCCTAAAGCGTTTATAGCCAAGGTTAGTACCCAGAAGAACTACTACGAGTTTAAGAACGGGTACAGACTTCTGTTTAGACCTTTTGACGATCCAGATAAACTGCGTTCTTATAATGTAGATTTGTTTGTAATTCTGGAGGCATCTGAAGTTAAGCAGGCTAGTTTCACGCAGCTAAAAACGAGACTACGTAATAAGGCAGCTATGCTTCAGAAGAAGGATGAGGACGGGTCACTACTCTTTAGAAAAGCCAAGAACGGAGCGAAGATTCCTGTAATTGAACAGGAGTGGCTTGAGGGGATTATTGAGAGTAATCCGGACGCAGGATGGATTAGAGACGAGGTGCTTTTAAACTCCGAGGAGATATATAAGCACGGGGATGTTCTAGATGAGATTCATATAGAGGAGTCTAGGAAAGACCCTATGATTTCTACGCACATAACTGCGACATCAGCTAACGAGTTTCTTCCGGCAGACTTTATAGAGCAGAACACAAAGAACAAACCGTTATGGTGGGTTAACAGGTTTATCTACGGGAGCTTTCTTTACGCAGAGGGGCTTGTATATCCAAACTACGCAAAGTGTTTTGTAGATGACTATGACATACCTCCGCAGTGGAAAAGAGTTATAGCATTTGACTACGGGCTTGTAGACCCATCTGTTTTCTTATTCTGTGCTGTAGATATGGAGCACAACAAAGCAGTCATCTACAAAGAGGTAAGGATTAATGACAAGAACGTAGAAGAACTGGCTATGCTTTTCCACCATGAGTGTAGGGACATTCCTATGGGAGGTATGTGGATTCCACCTATCATTGACCCGAAGTCTGGACCTAAACGAGATTATGAGAAGAAGTCTTTAGCAGATCACTTCCTAGATTACGGAATAGCTTTTCAGCCGGGAACAGTAAACGTTGAGGCTAGAATGTTTAGGCTTAATACTTACATTGAGTCAGGAAGACTGGAGATGTTTAACTCTTGCGTAGACTTACGAGAGGAGTTATCTAAATACAGATTCCAAAAAGACTCTGGGGCAGAGTTCGGATTTACTAACAAACCTATAGATAAAAACAACCACGCCATTAACGCACTTGAGTGGATTACTATGGAGTTACCTAGTGACCCCCAGAATTTAATAAATGGAGTGTACGCTAAAACAGGAAATAGGCTTGACACCGCAAGTGCAAGTGACGAAGATAAGGTTGCTTTTTATGCACTTACAGATGACGAGGATTTAGAGTATAATACTCTTGTAAAGGAAACACCGTTCGAAATAACGGAGTGGTATTAACGCCAGCTAATAAGGAGGAACTATGGTTTATGCAAACACTATTATATTAATTATCATTGCTATGTGCTTATTGGTAGGGCTTGTTATGTTAGCTACTGTTAGTTTACACTTAGCCAGAACCTGTCATATATTAGATAGAGTAACTAAGGCATCAGAGGAAGCACAGATGCGACCTCAAAAGATATGTACGTTAGAATCTATAAATGAAACTACACCTGAAACAGAAGAAGCTAACGATAAGCTCAATGAGGATAAGCCAGAGTTTGAGGGACTTATTGAAGTTATTAACGACATTATGTTAGGAGATGAGCATGAGCAAAGCAGAAGATAAGAAGCGTGAAGAGCGTGAAGCTGACAACAAAGTAGTGAAAGAGTGCAGAGGGTACTGGGAAAGATGTGCACCGCTATACAGCAGAGCTATTAAGAAGATTCAGCTTTTAGACGCAACCGACAACGGAGATATGTGGAGAGCACTTAAAGCAAAGTTCCCAAACTTTCAGGTTCTTCCGGACTCTAACTGGGTTAGCTACATTAAGAATAATATCCTAGCGTCACTGTACACTACGACAAAGAGTGCAGAGCTGACCTTTACATCTGAACTAGATAAGGAAGCTATTACGCACATTAATGTAGCACTAGAGCACATCTGGGATACTGACAGCGTAGGGTACTATCAGTTCCTAGCAGGAGAGCGTGCAGCACTAACCAACATGGGAATTACACAGGTAGGTTGGGACGACAGTTTTAGAGAAGGCAAGCGTAAAGGTAAGGTTGCCTTTAAGAACATTGACCCGATTAACTTTAGGAGGGATCCTTACGCAACTGATTTAGACTCTGCGAAGTGGTGTGCTATTGTTGAGGTATACGACAAGTATTACTTTAAGGCACACCCACTATATAAGGAAGCGTTTAATAAGTACGCAGGTAAGGATGACGTAGCAACAACCTTTAGCAAACCTGAGTACATTTCAGGACCAGTTAAGACTGGAGGCGAAAATCACCACGCACTACTTATTTACTGGGTTAAGCAGGACAACGGTAAGATTAATGAGTACCACATTTTAGATAATGAATATCTACTACATAAGAAGGAAGACATTAGACCAAGTAAATTCCCATTCGCAATTCTGTACTGTAACTTACCTAGTGCAGGTCTTATAGGTACATCAGAGCCAGCAAAGATATTTGCAAACTCTGTAGCTTATAACACACTTAACTCTGTAGCACTTACTGCGGAGTATAAGAACCAGAGACCTCCTAAATTTGTAAGCACACAGTCAGGACTTAACGTTCAGGCATTTGCTAAACACGGAGATGAAGCAGACAGAACATTTATTGTAAATGGAGATGCTTCTAAAGCTGTACACTACCACCAGTTCCCTACTGTATCTAATACACTTGATAAGGAACTCATGAATCTAGCTAAAGACATTCAGGACGTTTCAGGAGTAGATGGTAGATATACAGGTAGAGACACAGGAAGTATTATTACTACAGGCGGAACAGAGGAGATGCTTAACAGAGTTACGCTCGTAGACACTCCGAAGATTATGCTATTTGAGCGTTACGCTAAACAGCTAACTGATTTAGTTCTGCGTAATATGATTGAGTTCTCACCAGCTAGGACTTATATTACAAAAGAAAAAGGAACTAACGAGTACGTAGAGCTAACTATAGACTTCCCAGAGATTCCGGATTCAGTTGCACTGAACTACAACATTCAGATTAGTTCAGAGCTTCCAAAGAATAAGCAGAGAGTTATGGCGTGGGCTAACACGCTTATGGAAAAACAAATGCAGTATCAGGAAGCTAACATGCAGGTGGATCTAATTACTGCAGAAGAGTGGCTCATGTATCAGGACGTACCTTATAAAGAACAACTCCTAGAGCGTATGGGTATTCAAAGAGAAACTTCTATCCTAGAAGAAACTGCACAGAGCATCTATGAATATGGAGAAATGATTGACCAAGGTATGGCTCCTGAAGATGCACTACTTCAGACCGCACAAGGCGTCATGAATAGAAGGCAAGGACAGCCAACACCATTAGAAGAGAACACTGCACTAACACCACAGACCTCACTCTCTCCAGATAATTTAACTGGAGGGGTTGAGATATAGGATAGTTGTGATTAACTATTTTATCTTCCTTACAAGTAGTCTAGTTGACACTAGGCTACTTTTTTTATATTATTATTGCAGCAAGTATATTGGTTTCCACTAGCCTTAAATTAGTGTGTATGTTATTTGCTCTCCACGTAATCGTTGTAGCGAAAGGAGTATATACAACAGATGGAAGATAACAACCAGACACTATCCGCAGAAGAGCAGGCTTTCGTAGATTCCCTTGGCTCAACTGCACCACCAGAAGGTGATCCAGCACCTAGCGGACAGGAACCCGACCCAGTAGAACCACAGGAACCTGAAGGTTCTACAGAAGGACAGGAACCTGAACCACAGAATACATCTGGAGATGACGCTGATGTTGATGCACTACTTGGAGATGATCCTAAAGACGCAAACAAAGCATTTGCTTCTATGCGTGTTAAGAACAAAGAACTCACAGGTATTGTAAACAGCATTGCTTCAGTTATTGGACTAGACCCTGCACAGATGTCAGCAGACGAGCTAAAGACAGCCATGAATCAGGCTATACTAGAAGCTCAGTCAAAGCAGACAAACATTCCTAAAGAGTTTCTAGATAGACTTAACTACCTAGAGAACCAGAACAAGGAACGTGAGGCAGAGAGATACCACGCTGAAGCTAGAAATGGGCTTCTTGCTATTAAGCAGCAGTACGGTGCTTCGCAGGAAGAACTAACAGAGTTTCTCTCAAACCTAGCACAGGACGGAATTGATCCTATGCACCAAGCTGTAGACCTAGCAACAGAATACGTTAAACGTAACTTTGATAAGGTTGTTGCAGCACAGGTTGAAGCTAAAGTTAATGCAGAGTTAGAGCGTAGGGATAAGGCTAAAGCGCAGGCTAGTACTCCTAACAACTCTACAAGCAAGGCTCCAGAAAACGGGGCTGAAATAAATAGCGTAAAGGATTTCGAGAGAGCACTAAATAACTTAACACTATAATTTAATAAGGAGAAAGTATTATGGCAAACGGAGCACTATACTTGAACGCAAGCAATTCACAGGCTAACCTTAACCGAATGATTGACCTTGCGAACGGACAGACAAATCTGACCAACCCTGAAATCTTCTACTCGAAGCAGGTGCTTGACACTATCCAGATGGATGCTGACAACTACGTGTACTACAGATACGCAGATGAGACACCTATTCAGGAAAAGGCAGACAAGCTAACACTACGCAGATGGGCACCACTTCAGGCTCACACCACACCACTTCAGGAAGGAGTACCTCCTGTTTCTGATAAGGGTTCAGTAGAGAAATACGAACTTACTGCAAAGCAGTACGGACGTTTCATGGAGTTTACCGACCGAGTTAGTTTCGCTGTAGTAGACCCTGTGATTGCACACTACACTAGACAGTACGCTATCGTAGCTATTGAGACTCTTGATATGCTTGCTAGAGAAACTCTTCTTGCAACAGCACAGAAGCAGTACGCAAAGGCAGCAAAGGACTTCGAGGCACTAACAGTAGCATCTGTTCCTAACCTCACTGACCTACGTATGATCGTACTTCAGATGAAGAAGGCACTCGTAAAGCCAAGAACTAATGGAAGATTCCACGTTATTGGTTCTCCAGAGTTCTACTTCGACATGATCTCTGACCCTACAGTGGAGCAGTACATGAAGATTAATCAGACTACAGCTACAATGTACTCTGATACAAAGCTCGTTCCTCTATTCGATATGGAGTTCTACGAGACCATGGCTGTTCCTACATCAGGAGAGTTCATGAAGAACGGTGTACTCAACCTACGTGTATTTAGAAAGAATGGAGCTACATACCAGTACGACTCTGTTCCTAGCACAGACGCAACTGTGTATAAGAAGGAGACAGGTTACGTAAAGGATGCAAGAACAAAGCAGGATGCTTCTTGGATTCCTGACCACGTAACTTGGGATGTATCCAAGTACACTGGAGGCAGTAACAGGGACTGGAGAGAGTTCAAGGCACAGCACATTCTTGTGCTCGGTAAGGACGCTCTTATCAGAACTGGTCTTGCAGGCGAAGGAAATACCAAGGTTTACACCAAGCCACTAGGCTCCACTGGTGTTCTGGATCCTATCGACCAGAGACAGTCCATTGGATTCAAGATCAACTCTGTAGGTTTTGGAACCGTAAGACTCGAAGCTGTAGTAGACTACATCTGCGTACCAACACAGGTAAATGTACTATAGTATAGAGAGGAGTATATAATGGCAAAGAAAGATGTCGTTACCTCCGAAATCACAGCAGAAGCTCCTGACAATCAGGAGCCTGCTATGGTTTCAGCAGAGGAAGTAAATAAGCTAGTTCAGGACGCTGTAGCCAAAGCACTTGCAGAAGCAGACAGCACAAAGAAGTCTCTGGAGGATGTAGCAGCACCTAATCTGATTGATGCACAGAAGCAGAAGGCAGAGGTGTACAAAGAGTACATGGAAGAGGAGATGGTAGACATCTATCTATCTCCTGCATACAGAGGACGCTTTGGAAACGTAATGCCTGTCACAATCAACGGTATTACAATCATGTTCCCTGTAGATGGTTCTCTTCAGAGAGTCCCTGCTACATTTGCTGATGAGATTAACAACAGACGTGTTCTCGCAGATCAGCTTGATTACAAGACAGATATTATGAGTAATATTTCTGGTAATGTAGAAAGCACTCCGGGTGAACTAGAGCTTGTATAACGCAGCTAAAGAAGGGACATTAAGTTGTCCCTCTTTTTATTTAAGGAGTTATATATGAACGTAAATAAAATAGTACTACAAGTGAATAGACTGCTTGGTGATGAGCTGTATCCTTACAGTAAGCTAGAGCAGTTTCTAGATGCTGTGGTGGATGAGATTAATGACCAGCTCTCTGCGTGCTTTCCTGTATTTAGTGAGGTTGTAGATAACCCTACAGATACAGATATTGAGTATGACTATTTTCCTGATAAGTATATTAGAGAAGTAGTAATTAAAGGAGCTGCATATAAATTTTATACACAGGACGAGGAAGGTATCCCTACCGCTAACCAGTACGGCATAGAGTATAAGGATGCACTATTTGTTATGCTACGAGATTATGTACGTGAGGTTCCTGCTGAGTTCAGAGTAGACCATATTGCAGCAGTAGACACTAACTTTGAGAATTTAAGTGAGCTTGAGATAGAGCCTATACTTACAGGGTGGTGGTTCTAATGGCAAGAACAGGACAGTACAAATCGTACGCAAGAGGACATAGAACATACACTCTTGAGAATGTGTTCACTGGAGGAATGAAATACAGTGACGCTCCTTTAGATGAAGGACAGTCTAGACAGCTAGTCAACTTCGATTTATCCAATGACCGTAAGGTACTTATACCTAGGCGTGGACTGCACTTTGATAAAGCACTTTTTAATAACACAAGGCTACTTCCTTTTAGTGAGAACGCAATGCCTAGTGTATTAAAGTACAGTAACTCTGTAAACGCAGAGCACTCTATTGTATATGACGGACAGAAGACGCTTTATGTTAGAACAGACCACAGTAGTACTACGCATAAACGAGAAATCCCAACGCCAGTAATTACAGGTGTTTCAGACTTTGTACATAATATTCCTTGCATCAATTCTACATTCAGCACGCCTATAGGTACTACTGCTTATCATGGGGATTATTACCTCCCTGCTCCACATGGATTTACAATAATTAAAAATCCAGATGAGTTATCTGACAGCCCTATAACAGAACTAGAGCCTAGGAAACTCAATGCAGCAGAAGCAGCAATGTATGGTTACAATATGCTTTTAGATAATCCATATTCATTTGTTGATAAGCGTATATCTGGAACTGACCGTTTTATATTCAATGGTGTTCTTCCGTATGATGTAGACACAGGACAAATTAAATTTGACCCTAGAGTTAATGAGTATGTTAAGTTCAGAGCGTTCTATGAAGCTGCTCCGGGTAAGTATTATTACATCTGGCGTACTCGTACTGCAGACAATGACAACTACCAGATAGTAAAAGTAGGTACTTTAGACGTAGCCTCTTCAGGAAATCTACAACAGCTAACTTACTCTGTAGCAGTACCGCACACAACTCTATTTGTAGAGTTAGATGTATACCTCTGTACTACTATAGATAAGGAGCCTAACTCCGCTGTACCGGGCAAAACATCTGTGATATATCAGAAGCCAGATAATACAGGTGGCTCTGCTAAATGGTATTACAGTATCGTAGATAAAAAGTACATTCCTGTAAATCAGGCAGAGATAGTTAGAGATGTACCTGTTACACAGCGTATAGAACACAGCTTCAACTTCTCTAGTAGTACTGAAGACTCTACAAGAGGTATGAAGTTTGAGAACTACACACTAGCTACATGCAAAGGTATGAGTTACTGGGCTGGCTCTTTAGTTTGTTATGCTCCAGAGAAAGGGCGTAACATCCTCTTCATCAGTGCATTTAATGAGCCTGAGTTTTTCCCATACCCTAATAATACAGATATCTTTGAAGAGGATATCAGATACGTCACTCCGTATCTATCTGATCTGTTAGTCTTTACAGAAACACAGCTTTGGCGTTTAACTAAAAATGTAGATAAAGCAGGCTGGGTTAAAACACTTGTGCAGGGTAATCTTAATATATCTGACTATGATATCCGATTCATACAGGTAGTTAAAAACATGGTCTACTTTAAATCTGCTGATAATTACTTTATGGTAGTACCTAAAACACAGAGCTCTACCGGCGAACTTACTCTAGCACCTGTATCTAGGAGTTTAGATGTACTCTTCGAGGATTTTAATAAGAGTGTTAGAGATATACTATCTAGCACCTACGGTAGATATGGTGCTGATTTAAAGATAGACTTTAGAGATGCTGAAATAAAAATAGTGGATGCGTATTGTTATCTAGACTATGAGGATGTACACAACGTGTATAGACTACAAGTTGCACACAAAGACCAGCTACGTTACTTAACTGTAGAGTTACTGTACAACACAGTTATTAGATACTGGAGAGCGTACACATATGAGTGTGCAACAGCTCTAGTTCCATATACTGCAGACGCTACAAAGAAGACGGATTTAGTAGGACTCGTTCCTGAACAAACAGGTAATAATGAAAAGTCGTACAAGCTATACAGCGTACCTAGAACAGGACTTGTAGATAATTTAGCTGCATCTTGGGAGAATGAGTATCCTGCGTCTTACTTGAACTACCAGCTTATAGATTCTGGACAACATGACTATCTACTAGAATCTCAAAAGAGATTTAGAGAGCTACAGTTATTTGTACATAATCGTACAGAAGAAGACCTCACGTTTAATCTAGAGTTCTTGTTAGATGGGGTTGATAGATACCCTATGTTTAAATACCTAGAGTCTACAACTTTCGATTCAAACACAGGAGCTATGGTTGTTTATTTAGATAAAGTTCCCGGACTTACTGAGGTTGCACCTCATCTGTCTAATAACTTTACTATTAACCAAGAGACTATACCTACAGTACAGCTCTGGAAGATACGTACAGGTATTTCAGGCAAAGGGTATGCTCCTAGATTTTTATTCGCATCTAAAAACCAGAAAGAGTTTGAGCTTATAAACTTTATCTGGGTATATCGCATAATGTATTTAAGGTAGGTGAACTAATGAGAAATTCTTTTTATAGAGCTGATGATGTAGTTCTACAGGCAAAGCTGGACAAAGCTACTCCAGAGATTCTTGCAGAGATAGAGTACATAGAAGTCAGCTACACACAGGAAGACGCTACGTGGTGGAAAACAACAAAAGTACTTCCTGAAGACATAGACACAGACGGCACGTGGTATATTGTACTCACAAAAGAAGATACGGATTGTCTGCGTCCTGACCGTGCTTTAGTGTTCCAATGCTTAATTAAATTTAAGAACGGGGTACAGAAGCATACTAACTATGCTAGTCAGGCAGTCAAAGACATACTTGTGGAGGGGCACTAATGGCTAAACGTACTTTAATATTTAAATTAGAGCAAGCTGCAGTAGTACAAGTTGGCGTTAAGCAGATTGCAGTTACAGAAGACGGTGAGATGGTTATAACCTTATCCAATGGTAAGGTTATTAAATCTCCATCTCTTAAAGGACCTAAAGGCGATACAGGTGCTTCTGGTAAAATTACAGATGTACTTGTTAATGGGAACTCTATTGTGGATCCTGACGGCATTGCAAGATTTTCAACCATACAGGAAGAACACGCAGTTGAGATGCAGACTGAGGTTTTAAAAGTCATATCTGAAAGGTTAAACACAGAGTACGTTAGCAAAGACTCTTTAGTAAAGCAGATTCAGGATATAACTACACAACTCCGAGGAACATACGCACAGCTAGATGCAAACTACAGAAACTCCGTGCAGTTTGTACAGAACTTCTTATATAACTTCCAGAAGATGTTGCTAGAATTGAACAAGCATTTATCTTATGACGAATCAGGGGTTACGCTAGGTAATAGCGTGCACTTTAAAATAAAGTGTAGTAATGATGATTTCATAGTAAGTTATAAAGGAGTACCTTACTTAAAGGTAACAAGTACTGGTGTAGTGCGTGTACATAAATTGCACATACTAGACGAACTGCGTGTAGGAGATATAGTTCTAAAGAACGCAGGCACAGGCATTTTAGAAATTAAAACAGCGGAGGATTAAGATATGGCTGGAGTACAATTAAGAATACTATTAACAGAGAACTCCTATAATATTGCGAATAATACATCAACGTGTACCGCAGTAGTACAGCTTGCCAGTCAAGGTAAGTCTTGGAGTAACTATCAATGCAATGGTAACCTCTGGTTTAATGGTAGTAAATACTCATTTACATCTACATTTTCAAAATCAACATCTTGGCAGACACTATACACGTTAGCCAATGTTGTTGTACCACATTGGGATGACGGTACAAAGACGCTCGCAGCCTCTGCATCTTTTGCTACAGGCGTGTCCGTAGGAACACTAACTGCTAGTGCTTCTCTAAACCTCACAACTCTTTATAGAAAGTCCGAGCTATCAATTGTAAACGCTAGCGTTAGTTTCGGAGACGAGATACAGTTTAGAATTACAAGTAAGAACCCTGCGTTTACACACAAGGTTTGGATAGGTAAAACAGGGTCCTTGGACTGGAGAGTTATTTTAGATAACGTAAAAGAAGGAGTACATACTTGGACTATTCCAGAAGAGTACGCTAGATTTGTTACAGGTACAGACACTAGCTTCCAACTGTATATGACTACTTATTACAATGGAACAGATATAGGCAGTACAGATTACGGAAACATACTAAACGTAGCAACCATCAGTAGTATGGCTCCTGTTGTCTCAATAAATTATGAAGCAGAGAATCCTGCTCTTTATGCAAAATTTAGAAATAACTTTATCAGAGGAGTTTCTAAACTATATATAAATTTACTGCCTACCTTTTCCTACGGGGCTGCGTTTATTAACGGAACTATAACTATAGACAACCAGATCTATAATCTACAGAACGAAACTACAGCAATAACTACAGAAGCTATAACAAGTATGCATCCTGTCATTACTGCAGTAGTAACAGACAGCAGAGGTATGACAACAACTACATCTGTTACTCTGGATAATGTATTAGATTATAAAGCTCCAGAGATTGTAAGCGGTAAAGTATGGAGAACAAATACAGAGACAGGTACGGAAGAAATTGCAGGCGGAGATTATATCCACGCTAAAATAGCTGTGCGTGTTGATAATGTTTTAGGCAAGAACACTCCTAAATATTATATGCGTGTTACACACGCTGGTGGTACAAATAATGTAGAACTCAAACCAGAGCACATTAGTGCTCAAGCGGATGTTACAACTATTGAGCGTACAATACCACAGCCTATACAGGGCTTTGCTAAAATAATTTTAATTATTGAAGACAGCTTTAATACATATACTATGGATGTACTCAGTGCTACATCTGTAGATAGAACTGTAGTTATAGACACAGTTAAAAAAGGCGTAGGCGTTGGTGTTCCAGTTGAAAATTCAGGTGTAGCATCTAAAGATTTCCACGTGTATAATAAAGTATACGGACACAACAAAACGTATAAAAGAGCACTTGTAGTCAGCACTGGAGATACTATTTCTGGTAATGTCTATGGTGCAGTCACGTTAGTATTAGATAAGGACACAGTACAGTTTAGTATCCCAGTAAGTGTACTTATCAACGGTAGTGGGTTAAAAATAAAAAGGATAAATGCGTATTTGCGTAGTCTTACTGGAGAAACAATAGCATTAACTCCTGATGAAAATGCTACGGATATTACCACATTCTGCTCTGTGTATCTAAACAGCTCTGCTCCAATAACGCTTGCGATCACAAAAGCAAATGCCTTTAAAAAGTATGTAGATGCTTTCCAACCTATTACAGCTTTTATAACTTACGAATTGGAGGTTGAATAATGAGTAAGCTAGAAGAACTAAAACGCAAGTACAAAGCACAGCACAACGCAGACACTATTGCATTTAATCTTAAGTCACCACTAGCTATAGTTGCGTGTGATAGTCTAGAAGATGTTGTACTAGATGATGATGGTAACATCACACTAACAACAACTTTTGGAAGAGAGTTCCATGGGCTAGTAAAAGGACCTAAAGGAAACCCAGGACCTGCTGGACCTAAAGGAGATAAGGGAGATAAGGGAGATAAGGGAGACGCTGGAGAGCAGGGATCTGCTGGACCTCAAGGACCACAGGGAGAACGAGGACTGCAAGGACCTCAAGGACCTATTGGCAATCAAGGGCTTCCAGGACTCCCAGGACCAATAGGACCTAAAGGAGACAGGGGGGAACAGGGACCTG